AAAATTTACGCTAAATACTAAAAATATTATCGGATGGGTCCCTTTCCAAGAGTATCCACAAATATCATTTAAAGACGCTATGATTGAATCCGCTCAAAATATAGCTAGTAAAGGAAAAACTATAGATTTTCTTTGGTCAGGAGGGTTAGATAGTGTTGCAGGGCTTTTAGCTTTTATGGAAGCAGGAGTAGATAAGCAACTTCACCTTATTATAGGAGGTGTTCCTGAATCCCCAGAAATATTTAATAAATTAGTAAAAGATAGGATAGATTATACGATAATACCTGATAATGATAAAGATAAGATAACTGGTGTTGCTAGACCAGATATAAGAATACTAACTACTATGTCAGAAATGGACCCTATGTTTGGTAATAAAAGTACTAAAGCAGGACGAGGAGTTGTTGTAGATAGTTGGCCCGGCTTGTGGAAAACTAAAAGACGACATTTTTTAAATCATCTGTCTTGGAGGTGGTGCTCAAATTTTCAAGGGGATAAAATTGATATAGATAATTATATGCCCTTTGCTTTACAAGAACCCCTAGAAAAATGGATGTGTAACCATGTTATTAACGAAGAAATGGTTTACTACGATGTAAGCGATAAAAACTGGGAATTTGGAAATATAAACTGTCCATTAGAAAAACACTACAAAAAATGTAAAAAACCAATGAGAGACTTCATAGACGAAATTTTAAAAGGAAAAATTCCTTATCTTCGAGAAAAAAACCCGAGCGGGTCACTTGTAAAAAAATTAAACAAATCAACACTCGATAGAGTCATAGGAGTTACCGACAAAGGAGATGTGATTACTCCAAAAAGTTTTTATGACTACAATTTTTTAAAGTTTATTAACGTAGATCTTTTAAAAGAAGCGTATAGTGGAAGATAAGATAAAACAATGAATAAAATTAACATAAAATCAGCAACAATTACTGATAAAATATACATAAAAGAAGAAGATATTGAAGATGTATCAGCTTTTGAGCAGGCATATACCTATCAAATTGTTGATGATTTTCATTATACCTATGAATATGACGAAGATAAAGGAATATACACTGTTCCTAGTAACTCTTACTCTAAATTAGACATAAAAACTATTGAGGATTTACGAAACTTCGAAGATTCTGAACAAAATTTTCAATTTAAAGGAGAACTACGAGAAGAACAACAAGATATGGTAGATGCTTTCTTTCAGATTAATGATAGAGTACGTAGTGGACTATTTCAAGCACCTTGTGGTTGGGGTAAAACCTATGTAGGATGCAATCTTTTAGCTCGTGCCAATAAACCCACTCTGATTTTAGTGCATACAAAGCTTCTTTTTAGGCAATGGATCGAAGAACTAGAAAATCAAATACCTGGAATTAAGATAGGAAAGATTGGAGACGGTCTTTTAGATATTCAAGACATTACAGTGGGTATTTATAAGAGTGTTTTAAACAATATTCCGCAATTACATGACAGGTTTGGGCTTCTAATGGTTGATGAAGCACATTTATGTCCTGCTGATATGTTTTCGCAAGCAGTAAATGCAGTAAATTGTCGCGCAAAGATAGCTATTACCGCTACTCCTCGTAGAAAAGACGGAAAACATATAGTTTTAGACGACTATTTTACAACATTTAAGTCATATGCTTATGATCCCCGAATTTTAGCTACCCCAAAAGTTGAAATATATCAAACAGATATTAGATTCAATGTTCTTGATCCAAAGCGAGATTGGAGTAGACAGACCAATAAACTTGCATCTAACTCGCAGTTGCGCCAGCGAGTATCTGAAATTGCCATATCAAAAGTGAGTGGAGGTCGGTGCATACTCATTTTAGGAGAACGTCTAGATTGGCTTCGCGAGTTAAATAAGATTATTCCAGATTCAGTACTATTGATTGGAGAAACCGGTGAAGAACAGCGCAAAGAAATACTAGATAACGTAGGTCCAAAGTATAAAGTAGTGCTGACTACAAAACTTTTTGATGAAGGAATTAGTTGTCATAGACTTGACACTCTATTTTTAGTGTTCCCATCAAATAACCCTATAAAGCTAGAGCAAAGAATTGGAAGAATTATTAGAGAGCATCCAGATAAAAAACGTCCTCTTATTTGTGACTTTTGGCTAACAGGTCCAATAGTTTCTAAACAACAAAATAATAGAAGAAACTGGTACATACAAAGAGGATATTCTCTATGAGTTTTTACTTTAACTGGTATGAACTTCTTAAAAAATCCAAAAAGGATTATGATTCAATTATCGTGTTGACTTATGCTTCTACTTTTGGATATAATAAGAAAATAGCAAATAGTTCTTTAGACTTAGTAAAAAAACTTAATATAAGTAGAATACCAAACTGGTTAAATTCAAGTCTAATAATGAATAAGAGAAGCTTTGAAATATTCAACAATTACAGAGTTGAAGAACCACAAAGCTATTATAGAAATCCATCATTTCTCAAAACTGTTACACCAGTAACACATAAAATACAATACTTATGGTTGCTTTCGCACAGAAGAAATGATGATAAAAACCCATTTATTAATAGAGACTTTTTTAAGTTAAAAGAAATAGATGGTATAAAAAGTAACCCATTTATAAGTATTGATAAAGACAAAATAACATTCGTCTTAGAAAATACCTACACACAAAGAACATAGTTCAACAAGAAAGGAAACACTAATATGGTATCATGGGATAAAGCAAAAGGAAACGCCGGAGGCGGCGGAGGCGGACAACGCCGAGAGATTGAGAGACTAACTCTCCCAGTTGGAGACACAAAGGTTCGACTAATCGGAGAAGTTATGCCTCGTTATGTATATTGGGTAGTGACTACAGAAGGCAAAAAGATGCCTGTAGAATGTCTACGATTTGATCGTCAAAAGGAAACTTTCAATGACTCAAACAAAGACCCAATGTCAGAAATTGACGATGAAGTATATTCAGATAAACCTCAGTTTGCATATGTTTGCAATGTAATTGATCGTGCAGATAATAAGATCAAGATTTTTGATCTTCGTTCTACGATTTACAAGCAGATTGTAGATTATGCTACAAATCCAGATTATGGTAATCCAGCAGATGACGATGCAGGATATGACATCACGATTAAGAAGGAGAAAACAGGTCCTCTACCACAGAATGTTAAGTATTCTGTAATTCCTGCAAGAAACAACTCCTCACTTACAGAGTCAGAGAAATCACTAGAACTATTTGAACTTGATAAGATTTACAAGCGTCAATCTTATGAAGAACAGAAACAGTGGCTTCTTCAAAATACGGCTTATTTTGCGGAGGAAGCTTCGGATGAATTTAAGCCAGAAGCAGTTGAGGATCTTGACTAAATGGCAAAAAAGTCCTTAAGTGACTTCGAAACAATAGAGACAGAAGATTCTTCTCCTACCAATGCATTTCAAGTAGGAGAAGACGGACAAGCACAAGTAGACCTCCAAAAGATAAGAGAAACTTGTTCTGTATTCTTTGCTACTCCTTGTTATGGAGGCATGATTACAGATCAATATTTTCTTAGTATTTTCAAAGCATCTCAAGAATTAGTAAGGCATAATATTACCTTCCGATTAACTACTCTTAGAAATGAAAGCCTAGTAACTAGGGCTAGAAATATTCTTACTGCAATGTTTTTAGACTCTGGAGCTACTCACCTATTTTTTATTGATGCTGATATTGAGTTTGATCAAGAGTCTGTTATTAGGATGCTTGCAATGGATAAACCAATTATTGCAGCAGCATACCCTAAAAAGGCTCTTCCAATTCAATATGCTATGAATTTTAAATATACCGATCCTGTTAAAAAACAGATTAGAGTAGAAAACGGGGCTATCGAAGTGTGGGACGCCTCTACAGGATTCTTCTGTATTAAGCGCGAAGTTTTTGAGAAGATGATGGTAGAATATCCACACCTTCACTATAAGAATGATAGTAATATTGATCCTAAACTTCAGAAATACTGCTATGCATTTTTTGATACAATGATTGACCAAGATGAAAACGGAGACAATCGTTATCTTTCAGAAGACTATACTTTCTGTAGATTGTGGCAAAAAATGGGAGGGGAAATATGGATGGACCCAAATACAAAACTAAACCATGTAGGGTCTTATACTTTTGAAGGGGATCTTAGTAAGATCATAAATACAAATATTCGAGGATGAAAGTAGGGTTTACTTGTTCAACATTTGATTTACTACATGCAGGACATATTCAAATGTTAAGAGAAGCAAAAGATCAATGTAATTATTTAATTTGTGGACTTCAAGTAGATCCTAGCCTTGATAGACCAGAGAAAAACTCCCCAGTGCAATCTATTGTAGAAAGATATACTCAGCTTAACGCAGTAAAATACGTTGATAAAATAATTCCTTATTGTACAGAAAGAGATTTAGAAGATATCTTAGAAATGTATAATATAGATGTAAGAATTATAGGGTCAGAGTATAGAGATGGTAACTTTACTGGAAAAGCTATCTGTGCTAAAAGAGGTATAGATTTATATTTCAATAGCAGAGATCATAGATTTAGTTCAAGTGATCTTAGAAAAAGAATCTATGATCAAGACGCAAATGTGACGTCTTATGAAAATAGCGAACTCCGTTCGCCCAGCTGTGTCTCTCCGAGACAACGTGAAGGAACATCGTAGGTCAGCGCTCTTTAACAGCTGTTCACCTGCGGTGTTCGTTTTTCACTAATTATGCACATAGAATAGCATACTTTTTGCCTTTCGGCAAGTATGTAAAATAAAATTTTTTCTTTGCTCTTTCTGGTGCTACGTTGTAACAAAATTGTAACATAAATGTGATATATTTATAATGAAAATAAAACATATTCATGCTCATATGAAATCTGCTTTTAACTATGCAGAGTGTTCCACAGCCGTCCGTCTTCAGGTCGGCTGTGTTATTGTGAAAGATGATCGTATTATCTCAATAGGATACAATGGTATGCCAAGTGGTTGGGATAATAAATGTGAAACCTCAGTGATTTGGGATAAAGGTGTGCAGTTAGCTAGTCCTATTCTCAAAACTAAACCAGAAGTACTACATGCAGAATCAAATGCTATAGCTAAACTGGCACGATCACCTGAGAGCGGAGAAGGCGCTACAGCTTTTATTACTCACGCTCCTTGTCTAGATTGTGCAAAACTTCTGTATCAAGCTGGTATCTGTGAAGTAAACTATTGTCATAGCTATAGACTCACAGATGGAATAGATTTTTTAAAACAGTGTAATATTAAGGTTTATCAGGTATCTCTATGAAAAGAACGATGTTTTCTGCCAATTCACATGATGAGGAAGCAGAAGACCTTACAGATGCTATAGTAGAGATGCTACAAGATGAACCTGAGATAGAGATTAGAGATCTATCTCGTAGATTAAATGTAGAGATGATTAGTCTTCCTTGGGGAGTTGGTTCTCCCTTTGCCTACATATATAAAGAAGACCAAAAAACCTGGTGTTGTCTCAAATCTCAATATCGAAAGAGAACTTAACAATGGATGTAGTTACAATTTGGATGGCACTAGGATTCCTCTTAGCCGCCTATTCTGTTATAGCAAACGATAGCGTTCAAACTCTTGGAACTTGGATTGCGTCGAACAATGAACGATTCCACTGGACTGCTTTATGGACCGCCGCTTCGGCGGTTTTGCTTTGGGCACTATGGTTCGGTTGGTATATCAACGGAGGAGATATTTCATATGGTCGCCTAACTAAAATACCTTTCCAAGAAATACAGTGGTATCATGCAGCGGCTCCCGCAGTGCTACTACTACTTACTAGAATTGGTGTTCCTGTTTCAACATCATTTCTTGTGCTTTCAGCCTTCGCATCAACCTTTGTATTAGAAAAGATGTTGATGAAATCTATCATGGGATATGCTGTAGCAGCTGTCGCTGCCTATGCACTCTGGCATATCATTGCTAGATTAATTAATGAAAAGAAGCCTATTGGGGATCATTGGAGTCGTCCTTATTGGCGTGTAGCACAGTGGATAACTACTGGTCTACTTTGGTGGACTTGGTTATCACATGATATGGCTAATATCGCAGTGTTTCTTCCCAGACAAGTTCCTTGGGACTTGATGATTATCATTTCAATCATCTTTGTTGCAGGATTAGGATGGATGTTTATGGAACGTGGAGGTAAGATTCAAAATATTGTGTTAGAAAAATCTACAACACGATATATTAGGTCAGCTACGTTAATTGATTTAGCGTATTTTATTATTCTCTACTTCTTCAAAGAACTTAATTCAATACCAATGTCTACGACTTGGGTATTCGTTGGACTACTGACAGGACGAGAACTAGCAATTGCTAGTGTTCATAATACTAAGATGAAACAAATCTTTCCTCTTGTCACTCGTGATTTTATGAAGATGATGATAGGTCTTGGTGCTTCAGTAGGAATTGTATTATTAATTCATTATGTAATTGTACCTAACGGTTACTAGAATTTAAGTTTAAATAGTTCTGGACAATTATGGGATAGTGTAGTAAAATACACTATCCCTAAATTTTTGGAGAAGCTAGATTGAAAATTTTACACAGTGCCGACTGGCATATTAACCTACATAAGAAAAAAGTTCCTGCAGACTGGAGTGCTAATCGTTTTAGATTATTCTTTGAAGAACTTCACAAATTAGAAGAAACACATGATGTCCATTTCTTGTCTGGGGACATCTTTGATAGAAAACCAGAACCAGACGAAATTTGTTTATTTTTAAGGTATATAAATGCAGCTAAAATCCCAACATACATTATTCCTGGAAACCACGAAGCGACTAGAAAGGGCGAAACATTCCTTGAACATTTCCATGAACAACATGCTATTACGAATCCAAACGTGGTTCTTATTACAAAAAATCAACGTGAAATTATACGGGGGCAAAGCGTATATTTCTTCCCATATGGCGAGATGCAAAAAGAAAATCTTTTGGATTTTGAGGGAGATGAAATTCTCGTTACTCATATTCGTGGAGAAGTACCGCCCCATATCACGGCTGAATACGATTTTGAAAAGCTTCGTCCCTGGAAACTCATACTTCTTGGTGACATACATTTTGCTCATCGTTACATGGATTATCCTGCTTGGTATAGTGGTTCTCCGATGAATGTGAGCTTTGATAGAGATGACTCTAGAGATTATGGGGTTAACTCTATCGACTTTAGATCTATTGATGATTACGAAGTATCTTTTCTACCCTTAAAACTTCCAAAGCTAGTAAGAAAAACTCTACAAGTAGGGGGCGATATGGTTCCTGATGATTTTAATCATGTAATCTATGAAGTAACTGGATCAGTAGATCAACTTGCAAAAGTACAAAACTCAGAACTTTTAGACAAAAAGATAGCTCTTAAGCCAACAGAAAATTCAAAACTAGACTTAAAAAATATGAACCTAATTGAAGAACTAAGAGCCTATTTAGACTATACAAAGATCTCTAACATAGATGAGATAATAAAAGACTTTCAAGATTTAAATGTAGATGCTGGAAATTAATAGAGTCTACTGGGAATATGACAACGGAGACTGGTGGAGGCCTAGTCCTTACTCTACTGCCAGCGTAACCTGTCCAAAATACAGAAGATATGGACCTACAATAAGGCACGATCTATTTACTCTTGTAGAAAAATTCGTAGAAAAGTACCCTAAATATAATTACTATATTGCCATGAGTGGGGGTATAGACTCTGAAATTACCGCAGAAACTTTTTTTCAACTAGGTGTCCCTTTTGAAGCGGTTAGTTTGTCGTTATTTGAAGCGCAAAATGCACATGATTTAATATATGTAAAAGCTTTCTGTGAAAAGAGAGGAATAAACTATAACTTTATAGACTTAGATATCGTAGACTTTGTTAATGTAGTAATTCCAAAAGCAGTACAGTTTGGACAGTTTACAAATTCTTTGAGTCAAGTAGCTTTAACATATCTTTTTGAATTTATGACAGAAAAAGATATACTTATATTCTCTGGACATAATCCCGATTTTTCTAAGCTTGGTATCGGTTGGTGGGAAGACTCACCTAATTTAGTAAAGTATGCTATTAATACAGATAATAACTTTTTTACTTTCACAAGTTTAGAACCTATTTTTATGCATTATCTTTGTAACTATGACCCAAATCAGCCGGGGGATAAGGATAATACTTTTATATATAACTGCTATCCCAATTTAAAAAAGAGAACAAAACGAACTGGTTGGGAAGTATTAGGACACATTCAATTCAAATATAAAGAACTTTTAGATACACCAGTATTACCTGATGGATCAAAAGGCGGACAGGTATTTTTAACATGGAAATAACATTAGAAACACTAAAATTTAACAATATGTTTAGTTATGGAAGCAATAATGAACTAAGCATAAATAGTAATAAAATTACACAACTTACTGCCCCCAATGGAAGTGGTAAATCTACTATTGCATTAATTATACAAGAACTTCTTTTTTCAAAGAATATTAAAAACATTAAAAAAGGTGATATAGTTAACAGATATGGTAACTCTAAAGAATGGAACGGAAGTTTAGAATTTAAGGTTTCTTCCAACAACTATAGAATAGAGGTTAAAAGAGTAGGAAACTCATCAAAAGTATCTCTTTTTGAAAATGGAACTGATATATCGGATCATAAAGTTCCTGATACCTATAAAAAATTATCTAATATTTTAGGTATGGATTTTGAAGTATTCTCTCAACTAACATATCAAAGTTCTACAGATTTATTAGATTTTATAAAAGCAACAGATACTAATAGGAAAAAGTTCTTAATTAATCTATTCGGGCTAGAAAAGTACATAGGAATTGGAGATGCTTTAAAAGTATCTTTGTCATCTTTAGAAAAAGAACTGGCTACTAAAAATGGAGAGATAAAAACTGTTAATGCTTTTTTGGACGAAACCACTATCGGAGAAACAAAAGAGTTAATATTTGTACCAGAGGTAGACGATACATTAAGGCAAAAAATTGCAAGGCGTAAAAATGAGCTAGAAGACTATGAAGATCAATGTAAAAAAATTGATAGAAATAATTCTCTAATTGAAGATAGAAATTCTATAAAATTTGATATGTCATTAAAATCTCCAGAATTAAATGACTCAACAAATGACGGGTTTGAAACTGCTAAAAATAACGTATCAAAGAGAAAAAATCATATCTCTAACATAAATAAACAACTTAAGGATATAGACACAGCCGATAAATGTTATGTATGCGGACAGCAAATCGACAACACGCATTCAATACTTATGAAGGCTAATCTTGAAGAAGATTTATTCTCTTCTAAAAAAGAACTAGAAGTTGAAGAACAAAGGCTACAAGAATTACAAAAAGTGTTAGATGATTATTTTAAACTGGATAAAGAGTACAGTAAAAACTTAGCGGCAATTGAAAAGTTTGAGAACTTAACGCAAATTATTGATAATACTATTCCAACTGATTATCCTGACTACACTCAGATACAAAATGAATTAAAAGAGTTGTCAAAAAATCTTTTTGAGCAAGAAAAAGAAAGAGACTTCGCTCTAGAACACAATGAACAAGTTAAGATTCATAATACAAAACTAGATGCCCTACAGGAACAAAAACGACAATTTTTAGTTAGACAACAGCTATTAAACAATGATATAATTTCTTTAAACTCAAAAATCAAAAATATAACAATTTTAAGAAAAGCATTTAGTACAACAGGTATTGTAGCGTTTAAACTTGAAAATCTAACAAAAGAACTTGAAGACACTATTAATAGATATTTATCTGAATTATCAGATGGTAAATTTCAAGTTGTTTTCAGGTTAGAGGGTGAAAAACTAAATATCGTTGTAGTCAATGATAGTAAAGAAACCCCTATTGAAACTGTCTCAGGAGGAGAGTTTAGTAGGATACAAACAGCTATTCTTCTTTCTATAAGAAGCCTATTATCTAAAATAGGTGGAAACTATATTAATCTGCTATTCTTAGATGAAATAACTGGTGTTCTTGATGATGCCGGTAAGGAAAAACTTATTGATATTTTACAAGAAGAAAATAACTTAAATGTGTTTTTAATATCGCATGATTTTACACACCCTTTAATTGAAAAAGTTTCAATACAAAAAGAAAATAATATAAGCCACATAGAATAGGAGAAAAATATAGTGTCAAACATAGAAGTAGTAAAAAGGAACGGGTCAAAAGAACCCTTAAATTTAGAAAAGCTACATAAGATGACTTTTGAAGCGTGTGAAGGTCTAAGTAGTGTTTCTGCATCGCAGATAGAAATGAATTCTGGTATTCAGTTTTATGATGGAGTATCAACAAAAGATATTCAAGATATATTAGTTAAAAGTGCTGCAGACCTAATATCTTTAGATACTCCAAATTATCAATTTGCTGCAGCTAGATTACTACTGTTTGCTCTTCGTAAGGAAGTTATGGGACACTTTGACTATATTTCTTTACCAGAAATGATTAATAGAAATATTAAAAATGGCGTATATGATGAGAGTATCTTAGAGTGGTATACAGCAAAAGAGATAGAAAAAATAGACTCTTATATTAAACATCAAAGAGATCTTGAATTTACATATGCGGGACTTAGACAAGTAGTGGATAAATACTTAGTACAAGATCGTTCTAGCGGACAAATTTATGAAACTCCTCAGTTTATGTACATAATGATTGCTGCAACTATGTTTGCACAATATCCTAAAGAAACGAGACTAAACTATGTTAAAAAATACTACGATGCTATTTCGACATTTAAAATTAATATCCCAACTCCTGTTATGGCTGGCGTTCGCACTCCTATCCGCCAGTTTGCTTCTTGTGTGCTTGTTGATGCTGACGATACTCTTCAGTCCATTTTTAGTTCTGATACGGCTATCGGATATTATACTGCACAAAGAGCCGGAATTGGAATCAATGCTGGAAGAATTAGAGCAATCAATTCTAAAATTAGAGGAGGAGAAGTCCAGCACACAGGAGTCATCCCATTTCTTAAAAAGTTTGAAAGTACGGTTCGTTGCTGCACTCAAAATGGTGTACGGGGCGGGTCTGCGACTGTCCATTTTCCTATTTGGCACAAAGAAATTGAAGACATCCTAGTTCTTAAAAACAATAAAGGTACAGAAGATAATCGTGTTCGTAAACTAGATTATTCAATTCAAATTTCAAAACTATTTTATGAAAGACTAATTGAAGACAAACAAATTTCTTTATTCTCGCCACATGACGTTCCGGGACTATATGAAGCATATGGTACAGATAAGTTTGATGAATTATACGAAAAATATGAACGAGCCTATTCTGTACCAAAGAAAAAAGTAAAAGCACAAGATATATTTATGTCTCTCTTAAAAGAACGAGCAGAAACTGGTCGTCTGTACATTATGAACTTAGATCATTGTAATTCGCACTCATCTTTTAAAGATAAAGTATATATGTCTAATCTGTGCCAAGAAATTACCCTCCCAACAAAACCAATCCAACACATTGATGACAAAAACGGAGAAATTGCTCTTTGTATTTTAAGTGCTTTAAATCTAGGTAAAATTAGTAAGCTAGATGAAATGGAAGAGCTTTCTGATATAGCAGTTCGTGCACTAGACGAGCTAATTGACTTCCAAGGATATCCAGTTGATGCCGCAGAAAAGTCTACAAAAGCTAGACGTTCATTAGGTGTAGGATATATCGGAGTAGCACATTATTTAGCTAAAAACAAAGTAAAGTATGACTCTCCTGAAGCCTGGCAGCTTATGCATGATACTACAGAAGCATTTCAATATTATCTAATTAAAGCTTCTGTAAATCTTGCAAAAGAAAAAGGTGCTTGTGAGTATTTTAATCGTACCAAGTACCATGATGGTATTCTACCGATTGATACATATAAAAAAGAAGTAGATGAAATTATTCGTGATCCTTCTTTAAAATATGATTGGGAGCGACTAAGAGAAGAAATCTGTAGACACGGTATGAGACACTCTACTCTTACAGCACAAATGCCCTCAGAATCATCTTCTGTAGTATCAAATGCTACAAATGGTATTGAACCTCCTCGTGGTTATTTATCAGTTAAAAAGTCTAAAAAAGGACCTCTAAAGCAAATTGTTCCTGGGTACTATCACTACAGAAATTACTATAGTCTACTATGGGACTTACCTTCTAATGAAGGATATATCAATATTGTAGCTGTAATGCAAAAATTCTTTGATCAAGCTATTAGCGGTAACTGGAGTTATAATCCAGAACACTTTGACGACAATGAAGTTCCTCTTTCTGTAATGGCTAAAGACTTACTTAGTACTTATAAACTAGGATGGAAAACGTCTTATTATCAAAATACTTATGATGCTAAGAGGGACGAAGATGAAGAGCCACAACATAGTATTGGATGGCACGACGAAACAGAAATGAAAGAACAAGAAGACGAAGAAGAGTGTGAAAGCTGTACAATATGAATAAAAAAGTAGTATTCTTTAACGGACCTCCCAGATCAGGAAAAGATTTAGCAGTAACAAGTCTTATGGATTGTTATGATAATGTAGAGCATATTAAGTTTTCTGTGCCATTAAAAACAGCATTACCAGTATTTTTTGGCTTGTCCCCTTTACAAGCTATAAGACTAGAACAAACTAAAGATACTAAAACAGATGACTTACTAGGAATGAGTTTTAGAGAAGCACAAATTTCTCTTTCAGAAAATTGGGCGAAACCTACTTTTGGAGAAGGAGTATTTGGGGAAATAGCTTTAAACAATATTAAACGGTCTGCTAACTCTTTATTTTTTATTAGCGATAGTGGGTTTTATGAAGAAGCTAAATGTTTAGTAGAAGCACTTGGAGAAAATAACTGTCTTTTAATTAGACTTAGTAGAAAAGGATATGATTTCAATAATGATTCTAGAAGTTACTGGGATCACGAATATAACATGAAAGAAGTAGAGATAAAAAATGATTCTAGTGAACAGAATTTGATTTATAGCTGTATTTCTGAAATTGATGGATGGAGAAAAAATGACAACAGTATTTAATAAAACTAAAATTGATTTTACAAAACAGCCTATGTTTTTTGGGGAAGAGTTGAACTCACAGAGATACGATGTATTTAAGTATCCTATTTTTGACAAGTTAACTCAGTCTCAGCTAGGATATTTTTGGCGACCAGAAGAAATATCGCTTCAAAAAGATAGAGGTGATTATCAGGAACTTAGAGAAGAACAAAAATTTATTTTTACCTCTAATCTTAAATATCAAACACTCTTAGACTCTGTTCAAGGTAGAGGACCCGCTCTAGCTTTTATACCTTTCTGTACTTTACCAGAGTTAGAATCTTGTATGATTACTTGGGACTTTTTTGAAACAATTCACAGTCGTTCATATACACACATTATAAAAAACGTATATGCTAACCCAAGTGAGGTCTTTGACACTATTCTTGATGATCCTATGATTATCGAAAGAGCAGAAAGCGTAACAAAAACTTATGATGATTTTATTGAGTACGGCAACCGATTTAAATTAGGTCTAGTAAATGATACTAAGGAACTTAAAAGAAAACTATGGCTCGCCCTTGTGAATGTTAATATTCTAGAAGGTATAAGATTTTATGTAAGTTTTGCTTGCACTTTCGCCTTTGGCGAGTTAAAACTTATGGAAGGATCAGCTAAAATTATTTCTTTGATTGCAAGAGATGAATCACAACATCTCGCTATTTCTCAACATATTATTAAAAATTATCGTGCTGCAGAGGGCGATAAAGAAATGAGAGAAGTTATTAAAGAATGTGAACCTTTAGTATATCAAATGTATAAAGACGCTGTAGCAGAAGAAAAACGTTGGGCAGAGTATTTATTTGAAAAAGGTTCTATGGTAGGCCTTAACGCTCGACTCTTATCTGACTATGTAGAGTGGGTTGCAAATAAACGTATGAAAGCAATAGGACTTGATCCTGTTTTTGATCAAAAAGCTAACTCTAATCCCCTACCTTGGACTCAACACTGGTTAAACTCAAGGGAACTTCAAAACGCTCCCCAAGAAACAGAAATTGAGTCTTATATTGTAGGAGGTATTAAACAAGACATCAGTAAAAATACATTTGAAGGATTTAAACTATGAAGAAAAATATTATCTGGTCAAAAGATGATTGTATTTTTTGCCAAAAAGCAAAACATGAACTAGATTCAAGAAAAATTCCTTATGAAGAAAGAAAACTAGGAGACGGCTGGACAAAAGAACAGTTACTAGAATCAGTGCCTAATGCCAAAACTGTACCTCAAATATTCATGTGGGGAGAATACGTAGGAGGCTACACAGACCTACAAAATTATATTGAGAATCATGGAATGAACATTGGCTAGTCGTAGTAAAATAAAAGGCTCTGCTTATGAAGCTAAAATAAGAGATTTATTAACAAAAGAACTTAAAATAGAATTTAAGCGTATGCCTCTTAGTGGCTCACTTGAGTATTTAAAAGGGGATCTGTGGACTCCACATGATACAGCTGCTTGGCCTTATTGTATAGAATGTAAACATTATGCAGAAGTAAACTGGAATGGACTTTTAACCGCTACATCTTCTGATTTATTAAACTTTTGGAGACAGGCTGTTAGAGAAGCAGAAGTCATGAAAAAGAAACCCCTTGTTATTTATAGGTGGAATCGTTCTAAAGATTATATATGCTGGAATGATGAAATAGAGTTGGAAAATCAAATTCACTGTCAGGTCTTTGACTGTGACTTTAAAATGGGGTTACTCCAAGACTGGTTAAAAGTTTACAAAAAGATTGCCAAATGACTGAATTTATTATATAATACATTATAAATTAAAAATAGAAAGAACATAAAAATGAATACTAAAACTTGGGATGACTTAGCTGAAGTTGAAAATATCAAGTCCCAGCCAAAGTCTTTACTTGTTATTGACGGTAACAATTTGGCTTATCGTTGGCTTCACAGAAAAAACTATAACTCTTTTCAAAATGATTACATTCGAACAGTAGAAAGCCTAGCTAAGAGCTATAACGCAGAAAAAAGTATTGTATGCTTTGACTTTGGAAAAAGCTACTATAGAATGGATTTACTTGACTCTTACAAAGGTAACAGAACAAAACCAAAAGAAGAAGAAGAGCAGAAGCACTATGAAGAATTCTTTGCCTGTCTAAACGACATTCCCGATCTTTTACCTTGTCAATATCTTAAATTTAGGGGTCTAGAGGCGGATGATATCATAACTTTCCTAACATTAAATTTATCTGATAGATATGAACACACTTGGATAGTAACAAGTGATAGAGATATGTATCAACTTATCTCAGACAAAATAAGTATTTTTAATATGTTCTCTAGAAAAGAAATTGATCTTGGGGAGTTTTATGAAACATATAATCTAGAGCCTTCACAATATTTATTTTCTCGTATCTTAGAAGGAGATAAAAGCGATAATATATTAGGAGTAGAAGGTGTAGGCCCTAAAAGAGCACAACAACTTGCTAGAGATTATGAGTCTCTTCCTAATCTATTAGATAATCTTCCCCTTAAAGGTAAATCAAAATACATACAAAATCTTAATCAAAGTAAAGACAAACTCATTAAAAATGAGCAACTTATCTCTCTTAAAAAATACAATAGAAATGTGATTGAAGCAGCTAAAAATGGAGAGGAAGTTTGGGAGATACTATGCGAGACAGTGAACAGCTGGTAGTTCTATACGAAGTTTCTACACTAGCACAACAATTATCAAAAGAGTATAATATCGAATGGGGACTTACGCAAGAGTCTCCATTTGACTCTGTATATTTTTTAAGAAACTCTAGCTTAAAAGAAAAAATAGTACCTAAAAAATCAATAAAAACTATATATACTGGATTGTATGTACAATTAACAGATCCTAGAGTTAGAATGCAAGTAGTTACTAACTCTAATGTACTAAGAAGTAAAAATATAGGTGTATTAAATAGTATATTTGATTATGATTTTAGAAATGAGATTACCTTAATTGTATATAATTATGGTGACAAAGATGAAAGTATTTCTCAAGGGGAAATTATAGCTAACTTAACTTTTAGTGGTTTTCCTTTAGTAAGGATTAAAAAAGTTGAGAGAGTAGAGTCAGGAGAAAAATACAAAGGGACTAAAGACAACAACTGGGTACAAGAAGAGAAAAAAGAAAGAACCAGAGACATTGTATCTAAAAACTACTCAAGAGATCACGAAAAAACTAATCCTATAAGTAAGCACATAGTAAATAAAGTTATACAAGAAAGAACAAGATGAAAAAATACATACTGATATCTTTTTATACTGTACTTTGCATAGGTATCTTAATTACTGGATACTTTGAATATCAGATATATAACTCTATATACCATACTATAATAATTGTAGGAATACTAACAATTAATATTAATATATGGTATCAATCAACACACACTAAGAATCTACACTCAACCTTAAAAAGGTGGTTAGGATGGAAATAATGAAAGTAAAATTAATATCTCACTCTAGTAGTGATGTGGAAGGACTACTAAATTGTCAAGATTTAGTAGCCTTTTGTGCAAGGGTTTCTAACCCTTCTAATCAAATGAATAAGGAAACTTCAGAAAAACTTATTAAATATTTAATTAAACATAGTCACTGGTCGCCTTTAGAAATGGCTAACGCATGTTTAGAAATACAAACTACCCGTGATATTGCACATCAAATTGTAAGACATCGTAGTTTTGCTTTTCAAGAGTTTAGTCAAAGATACGCAAATCCAGAAGATCAAGGCGATATGTTTTCTTACAGCGAGGCTAGGCTACAAGACACAAAAAACAGACAAAACTCTGTTGAAGTTGAAGACACCAAGTTGCAAAGAGAATGGGAACGGGCACAACAACGTATATCTGTTTTAGCTAAAAAAGAGTATGATGCTGCAATTAAATTAGGAATTGCTAAAGAGCAAGCTCGTAAGGTATTACCAGAAGGAATTACTAAAACAACTCTTTACATGAATGGAAGTCTTCGTTCTTGGGTACACTATGTAGAATTACGTAGTGGGCATGGAACTCAAAAAGAACATATGGAAATAGCGAGAGCCTGTGCCGATGCTATTGAACCATTCTTTCCTATGATAAGAGATTTCGTAAACGAATGATTGCTTTTCATACCCAATACTATAGAGGATTGGGTCATGCAATGCGAATTAAGTATATCTCTGATAACTTACCAGCAAATTCGTTTGTAATGATAAATCAATTATTTAATCCTCCTATTAAATATAATACCGAACATTCTTACTATTTAGAAGAAAATCCTGAAACATTAGAAAATGATTATAAATTTCTGATGCAACGAGAGAGGGTTAGAAGAAGGTGGACTAAACTAGTAAAAATTTTAGATAAGCACCCAGAGATAACAAAATTGGTGTGCGAAGGATTTCCTTTTTGTCGTCAGCAATTTTCCTATGAATACTTTTCAATGTTTGAAGAATGTAAAAAAAGGGGAATTCAAATTATAATTAGTATAAGAGATTTTCCTTGGGACGAACCTCATTACGAAAGTTTACAAGATTGGGTTTCTAAAACTATAAATCAAACTATATTACACTATGATTGCAAAGTTCTAGTTCATGGAGATGAAAATTATCTACCCTTAATGGCAGACGCAATTAGAAACTACAACTGGTCAGAATTAGAAAAAGATTTAGAAAATAGAGTATTTTATACAGGTTACGTATGCAATCCCGATATTAAAGAACATAAAAAAGAAAATAATAATGTATACATAAGTTGTGGATTAAATAAAGAAGAAGGATTTTTTATATATAGTAAAATCTTAAGGTCAGTCGTTAAAAAGTTTCCTGATCTTAATTTTATTGTACCTTTGGGAGATGCAGAGTTATTCTCTAAAATTGGAGGAAGAACTTCTAATAATGTAGAGATAGTTAATTATATACCTAATTTATCTAAAAAATTAGAAAGTTGTACTGCTTATATAACTTATGGAGGATATAATAGTACGACGGATATTTTAAAAGCTAAAATACCTTCTATTATAATACCGCGACAAGACGGACATAAATTAGAACAACTTATAAGATGTTATAAATTTGAGGAGTTTGAGTGGTTTAAGGTGTGTTCGTACCACAGTCTTTTTAATATTGATGTTTATTTAAAAAGGCTCATAGAAGAGGATAACTTTCCAAAACAAAACGATATCAATTTAGAAGGAGCTATAAATAGTGCCAGACAAATTGAAAACTTTTAATAAATTAGAATCTAACTGGAAAAAAGGACTAAGAGAAACTGAATTTAAATTCATAGAATGGATAATAAAAAATGAAAGATATGATTTATTTAGAAGTAAGCAGCCTAGAAAAAATTGGATTAGAGAAACTCTTTTAGAAAAGAAGTGTGCTTCTAAGTTTAAAACATGCAATACTCTTGTTATGGTTGGGTCAGGAATGTATCCATATAGTTTGGTAGATTTAAATAAAGAGTACCCTAACATGAAAATGATAGGAATTGATTTTGATGAGAAGTGTGTAAAAATTAGTCAGTTCCTAATAAAGAAAAGTAGAATAAAAAATTTAGATATAATTCACATGGACGGAAAAGACTATGACTATTCTAATCTAGAACACGAAGATTTAGTATTTTTTAGTATAGATGTTGTAGGAATAGATGGTGTTTTTCAAAAAGTTATAGAAACAAGTAAGGCGCAGCCTTTTATCTGCGCCCCGGGTAAACATGCTTGGTTTAAAAACTCTTTTGGTGATTATTTAAAAAGTTAATTTTTTTGGTTTCTTATTCGTAGAGATACCCTTACCAGAAATTAAGCGTACAGCAATAGAATCTTTTTTCTTTTTGCTGTACGCTTTTTTATTTATCTTGGGCATAGATCGTTGTAAAAACGCGGGAATATCCATTATTCGCCTTTTTGTTTTACAACTTTTTTACCGTAGTTTAGTTGTCTTTGAGGATACGTTCCTAGATCAAGTCCGGTTCCGTTATATACCGCTTTGAGTTCTCTAGAAGCTGAGTCTCCTTCACGATACTTCATAACAGTTTTTTGCTTACGAACAGGATCATACTCTTCGGGCACACCATAACGGTTATCACCTATCATAATAACCCTACGTTCTCCTTTTCCTGCTGCTCCTGCCATTTAGCTATCCTCCTATTAGAAACGACCCTTGCCGTTACCACTGAGAGAAGTCCCAGTAACGCCTAGGGAGCCATTCTGTGGACCTTTTGAAAGACCATGAGCGTTTGTATCTGCTCCTGCATCATTACCAATAAGGCCGGGTGCTTCATTTAAATATTTCTTACCTGTTGCGTCTCCAGAAGCTCCAGGACCTGCATCGGTCCCGCCCTGTGGATTCATATCATAAGCATTTGCTAGATCTGCTGCAACACCAGTAACTTCTTTTCTTACTGCCATTTTAAGTTCTCCTTTAAAATAAGATTAGGATTTTCCTAACTTTCCTTTTCTTTTTTTGCCTGATTTTCTCTTAATCAAACCACGAGCCTTAAGTCTAGCTTCTGCTGTTGCTCCGATAGACTCTCCTCGACGATATTTAGCAAGCATCTTGTTAAGATGAGATTTCATTTTCTTGCCTTTGTAGCTTAAATCAGCCATATTAAATTATATCTTGCTAGTGTCTTTTTAGCAATAGTTATTTTCTAAATTATTGTATTTCCAGTTGAACTATCTTATCTCTTTTTTCTTCAACCGATAAGACTCGTTCGTTTTCTATCATATCAATAATAATATTAGTAACATTAATTTCTTTTTGTAAGCCAGAAACTTTTAACTGAAGTCTTTGTAAAACCTCTATATAATAATCTAACTCTTGTTGTTTTTTAAGTCTTGACTCTACTAACTCTACTAAAGAAATTACTTCTGTCATATTACTCTGATTTCCAAACAGTCCATACTCCATATGCTATAGCTAACCAACAAATAAGATTCATTGGAATAATTGCTGAAAAGAATAGTCCAATAACCCCTACAGCTATAAGAGCGCCGCCATCCCAAGATGTCCGTTCTTTAATTCTATTTTTAATCCATTCAATCATTTCTTTTTACCTCCTTTTGGTTTTTTGTACCCAGAAGCATAAGCAGCCGCAGCTTGTTTAGATGCTTGCTTTTTTGTTGGGTAAGTTTTACCAGAACTTCCCCAACGATAGCCACCTTTTACTTTTCTAATAGGCATTTTAGTCTCCTTACATATGTGTATGTGATTTAGATTCTATGATTTTTAAATCCTTTGCGGGTACTCCTTTAGCAATACCGTTAGAAAATACTACATCATAAAATTCAACAGTTCCGTCTTTTTCTAATGAATGAGTTGTTGGAATGCACATTCCAAAGCCCATTTTTTCATGTTGCACAGATAACGCACATACATGATCAATACCTTGTGCAGTTGGGGGTAGAGGCATTTGCTCATCTGCATGAACTGCTTGAGGCTTTGGCTCATAACGCTCTCCAAATTTATAGTATGTATAAACAGCCTCAATCATGTGATCCATTTCTGCCATCTTAGCTTGCACCCAAGATTCCATTTCATCTTCAGGCTCAATCATACTAAGCATTTCACCAGCATACATAATTAATTTTCTAAGAGAAGCACGGGCCATACGTCCTTCACCATATTCTTTTTCTTTGTCCATTGTTGTAATTTCTCCGTACATTTTCTTTTCCTCTTCTACAGCTTTATCAGGTAAAGCAGGATTAATTTTTTTATAAGGATGCCTAATCTGTTCAATGTGCATTGGAAGATAATCAAACATATCAACAATTTCCATATCAAGTTCTGCGGAAACCATACCGATAGCATAAGTTGTCATATGAGATAGCATTACAGCTTCTTCAACTTGATCCATATCTACTTCAGTACTACCAATTTCATAAAGAGCTTTTTCAATACCGAACATAGCATCTTGATATTTCATCGCTGAAAGCACATCTTCTCTAGACTGCTTACTCATATCGGGAATCATTGCTTTTAGTTTTGTAAAGGCTTGAACAGCTCCCATACAAATATCAAAGTTTTTAGTGGTGTATCCCATAAGTTCTACTTGATTTTCCATTAGACATCTCCTAAAATTTTCTTTTATTATAGCTTTTATATTATTTTACTTCCAGTTAAAAATTATTAAATTAAGTCCCAAGCCCTGCTTCAAATACAGTCTTTTCTCCAGTAGTTAAATTCTCCTCAATCTTTTCTCTACTACTTAATAATTTTCCACACTGAGACTTACAAAGTTTAAAACTTCTGTCATATCCTTGTAAATATGCTTTTAACTTATTCCAGTATTCATAGGATATAATAGTTTCTAGAGGAACTTTTGTAGCATTAAACTTTTCTTCTATGTCGTCTACATAATAAAATCTATCATTACTTTTATCAAAGTAGTGTGCTCCTGTCCAACAACATCTAAATACTAGACCATTTGGAGCAACATACCACTTTCCCCATTCTTCCCACGAACATATAATTTGTTTTGGGATAGAAGATAAGTCTGTTTTCTTTTTAGCATGAACATAATCTCCAGATTTTGGTGCTGCAAAATCACGACCAGTTTTAACAGTAGAAAAAGAATGAAAACCTTCTGAGATAGCTAGTTCTTTAGCTTTTTCTACTTGGTGCTTATTATGTTCAAAAACTATATACTTCCAATGTACTTGTGGACGTTTAGTCGCTATAACAGAACGAGCATTATTAAATACATTTTCAAACCTAGTATTAATTCTGTAGATAGAGTGTGTATCTTCTAAACCATCTAAATCAAAATTAATAATATCATCTGACGTTAAAATATTTCCTACATCGGTCCAGTAGCTAGAATCATGTATGCCACCATTAGTATGAATATTTAAACGAGTTCCATATGTTTTAACATATGTAATAATTTCACGAAACTCTTTATTCATAATAGAGTCTCCAAAATTACCATTTAAAACAATCCAGTCAAGTTGTTCTAAAAATTCTGGATAAAATACTTTTTTAAATCTATCTAGTGTATATGTATATTGTTCATCATTTAAATTTATTCTTAGAGGTTTTAAACGATGACACGCAGGACACTTTGCATTACATCTAAAAGTTAATTCAGTAGTTATTTGTCTATATTTTCGCATCTATCCCTCATTATGGTGTATCCCATGAGGAGATAACAGAAACTAAGCCAGAGGGAAGGCTTGCTACAGTATATTGAATTGAGTTATTTCCTCCATTAAATATCCAATCAGCGGTTGGTGCTTGTACGACACCATTCAAAGCAACACTAATTCTATCAATACTAGCAGGAGAGTTGGTTAAAGCAATCACGTTTGAAGTTCCTAGAGAGGTATTAGTTACATAAGTAGGAACAATTGAAGCACCAAGAAGACCATCTACATATGCTTTAGTTGCGGCATCTTGTAGGGCAGTAGGATCACCTAGACCAGTAATTTTATTGGTTCCCATAGCAAGAGCGCCTGTCATAGAGTCTCCTGCTTTCTCTACTTTAGCATCCGCATTAGAAGATACTGCATTAAGGTTTGCATTTAATTGAGTATAAGTAATATAGTCATTTGCACGAAGTTCTACTCCATCAGATGTTACAGATGCAGCAGTAACTGCTCCAGCAAAGGTAGCCCCTGTTGTTCCAGTTGGGACTGAAAGAACACTTGCACCGGTGTCATTAACAATTAAAATATCGTTGGTTGATCCTTGACCGCTAAGAACTAAACCATGTGTAGCATTTTTATATATTTGCGTTTCGGCAGTAGTTCCTGTTCCTGCATTTGTAAATGTAAGCTCGCCTGTTGTGATAATAACATCGCCAGTAGAGGTAACAGAACCTGCGGTGAGAGTTCCAGATACATCGCCATCACCGTCTACATCAAGAGAATCAGATTGTAATTCACCTGTAATGTCTACACCGTCTGTTTTAGTTGTAAGTTTAGCACTTCCACCAAAATATAGTAAAGCCGCAGTTGTAGAACCATCTGCTAAGAAGTAGTTTGCTAACCCTCCAGAACCGTCATCAGATGCTATAGCAACATCTTTATCGGTAGCAGTGTTTCTAATATGTAAATCTCCAGTAAAGTTATAAACTGTAGAGTCTGTTCCGTCGTGATATATTTTAAAGTCAGTATCAGTACCTAATTGAATCTCATCACTATCTCCCATGATAAGATGAGAACCAAGAGTTAAAGTTCCAGAAATATCACCATTACCATCTACATCAAGGGAATCTGACTGAAGTTCCCCAGTAATGTCTACACCATCTGTTTTAGTGTCAAGTTTTTTCGCATTATCAAAGTAAAGTTCTACTGCACCATCTGCACGAGCAATAAAACTGTTTTCTCCAGATTTTGCTTGTAATACCAAAGTACCATCATCATCTTGAATAGTTAAATTGCCTGTAGTGTTTTTAATATAGGAAGACGAACCATCATGGTAAATCTGTAGGTCTTGATCATTACCAACTCCAATATATTGACCATCAGCAATCTCAACATTACTCGCAAAAGAAGCATCTTGATCGTCTGCAATAGTTAAAGCAGCAGTTCCCCCTGTTGAGAAACCAAGTCCGTCAGTTCCTGTTCGATACATACCAGTATCTGTATCACCACTAAAGTTAAATGCAGGAGCAGCCTCAGTACCGTTTGCAGATAATAATCTAATACCGCCTGTAGTAGGACTTCCCATAGAAGTAGTAGTTATTGAAAATCTATCAGTACCAGATGTAGTAAAAGTAATAGTTTCAGCAGCTGATCTATAAATACCTGTATTAGGATCAGAGTCAAAAGTAATAGAGGGAGCGCCGGCAGACCCTGCATCAAAATAGCCAGTATTTAATCTAAGGTTAGCAGCATCAGAAGCAGAAATAGCTGTATTAGTAGCAGGGTCAAAGTTGTGTAGTAGAGCAACCTCCCCTTGAGATTCATCGTACCCAATAAATACATTACCATCATTTCCACGATTTAGTAGAAGACCAACATCAAGAGAAGGCGAGCCTGTAAAGTTATTAGCTAAATATAAAAGTCTATCATCAGTGTAAGAGTCTTGAACTGCAAGATTTGCAAAAGAACCTGCTACAGTTAGGTTACCTTGAACTGTTAAATCGTCATTCATAGTAACGGCACCAGTAAAGGCTGTTGACCCGTCTACTATAGCATCAATAGCTGTGTTAGCACCTTCAAGACCAGTTACAAGATTAGTGATGTCTGTATCATTACCAGAGATATTAGTGTTTGCACCTCCAAGACCAGTTACAAGGTTTGTAATATCTGTGTTGGTAGCTGCAATTTCATTAGATAGAGCAGTATTAGCACCTTCAAGACCAGTTACAAGATTTGTGATGTCAGTATTAGTAGCTGCGATCTCATTAGAGATCGCAGTATTAGCCCCGTCGATACCGCCTTTAGCTGTAAGATAAGTAGCATAATCATTTGCTCTAAGTTCAACTCCGGCAGAGGATACAGAAGTAGCAGTTATAGCCCCTGTATTAGCAGTGCCTCGTAAGTCAAAAGTAAATCCCGTAGTAGCTATAGTAGTACCAATTAAAACATTAGCTCCTACTGCTCCATAGTTAAAGATAATATTTGCGGGAGAGCCTATAGTAATACTAGACGCAATAGGGCCAGTATTACTAATACCAATACCATCTGTTGACTTATCGATAAAGAAAGTACCATTATCAATATTTAAATCAGTACTATCATTAGTAATATTTGTAACATTTTGGGAAACGATATCTATGTTGGCATTTGCTCTAGCAGCATAGGCTATAACATTAGCATTAATAGATCCTGCATTAGCACTAACAGTGTTTACATTTGTTTGGGTAGCAACAACATTAGATTGAACTACGTTAATATTAGCAGCAATAGGCCCTTCGGAAACAACATTAGCAGCAAAGTGTTCTGCTGTAATGATTCCGTGCTCTAAATGTCTTCCGACAATAGCATTTGAAGCTACTAAGTCTGCTGTAATAACATTTGATGAAATTACTTGTGATGTAATTTGTGTCAGTGCCATTTAAATAAACGCTTCCTAATTATTTATCTTCTTCTAATTCCTTAAAAAAGTCTGCTAAAAAGTCTTTTTGCTCTGCTGGATTATCATCTTCATCAAAAAATTCTTTAATGAAAGAATCAATTTGATCATCTACAGAAGGAGGAGCTAGTAAGTCTTCGTATTCTAAATCTCTACAAGCCTTGTAAACTATGTTTTTGCAGTATTCTATTTCTTCTTCATCCATAGGTCCAAAAGTTCCATCTAAAACTTTTTTCTCAGTATAACCGTCCTCAATGTATAAAGAATATACATCTCCTTCTAAAAGTGCTAGAAGGTGAGGCTCTCTTTCCATAAAAGCATCAAAAGGAAAAGACCTTTCTACAGGGGTTGCTCTAGGTCCCTCAATTTCGACATTTCTAAAGTAACAATACACTGTTTTTGCTTCAATGTCAATAGCATTAAATTTAATTGTATTCATTTGGTATCTCCTAAGTTTTTATAATATAATTCATTGAAATTCCGGGGAAAGTAACTGTATGAGTGTGCGCCCCACCAGAGTTTGTTGGTGAAGTAGCAACAGCAACGGCGACAGCTGCGTCTTTGTCTGTAGTACTAGTAACATTTGTAGTTGTAGATGTATGTACGTGTCCTGAATGAGAATCAGTAGTATTAGTAAAACTAGACGAAATTCCTGTAGTTTTAGTCCCTAAGTTAATGGTTCCAGTACTTGTTCCGTAAATAGCTCTACCTCTAAGATCAGGAACATTAAAAGTAGTAGATCCATCTCCTGGTCCAAAAGTAGTACCACAAGCTCCATATAGAGAAGCATAGGTAGTTCGACTAAGGGCTTGCCCGGTACATAGTACCCAACCTTCTGGAGCTGTAGAGGCTGGCCAAGCTACAGTCACCCCTGCGGGCAATAAAGGAGCCGCTGTTGATTCTGTAGTAGTACCTGTAATAGCAGATTGCATTACTAAGTTAGCTCTGATAGGAGCAAGCTCGTCTGCAGTAGTATATACCCCTACACCTCTATCTGTATTTCCAGTGTTACCTGGAATCATTTTTATAGAGGCATTTTTTGATCCGTTATTGAATCCCAAAGCTACATCGTTAGTTACAGTAGCAGTTTTTAATTCAATAGCAGCACTAGTAGCTATAGTTTGGTTATTCGCAAAACTAGAAACTACTATTCTTGGAGTAATTGTAACTGCAGAAGTATGTTCCATTACAGTTGTAGGAATTGCTGTCATAGAAGCGTTTAATTTAGGGCCTGTAATAGCTTGATCTTGAATTAAACCAGTAGCTACTGTATCTGATTGAGGAGTTCTTAGATTAATCCAATCAGAGGCAAAAGTACCCGTTGTAGCAACTCTTAACCATACAGAGTTATTTGAGGACCCTTCAGTATCTTTAACTATCGCAAAAGCTTCTCCTACGTCGAAGTCTGATATGTTAGCCGCCGCTGCTGCAAGACTTCCTTGTTGTCTCCAAGCTATACCGTATCTAGTAAAGTTGCCTCCTATGGGACGATTTGTTCTACCAGAGGCAACAGTGATAGCGCTATCAGAAATATAAACCACACCTGTATCAGACGACCTATAAAACATACCATCATATTCAGTAGCGGATAGAGAACTACCACCCTCCACTAAATTCTCGCTATCTGGTGTTGCATCTGAATAAAAATTAGATAAAACAGCTTTTAAACTGTTATTAAATTGCGATCTTGAAACCGCAATAGAAGCTCCCTGAGAAGGGAGCACAAAAGTATTTGAATCTGATAGTGCCATTTTTTAAACTCCTGTCACGGCAAAGTCTATTTGTGGTGTTATAACGTCTGATGTTCCATCAGGAGTTAATATATCGTGTGCTGATGCGCCGTTCGCAAAATAAACTGATACATTTGCTCCTTGTAACCCTCTATCCAGAATAACTGCTTGTGGTAAAGCTATTTGGTTAGAACTTGCAGATACAGACAATGAAGTAATTTTAGGAATTTGAGTGTACCCCATTTGGCTGTAATCTATATTAACTACTTGTGTATCTACAGTCACAATTTCTGTGAATGTTTTTTCATCTAATGCAACTTGATACCTAAACTGATCTAATAATAACTCGGCTTGTGTTGGGTCTGTGTTAGTTACTTCATACTTAAATTGTAAGTATCTAAAAGTTCTAGCACCTGTAACAAAGTTACTAAATCCATCAGAATTAGCTACAGTAGTGAAGGCGCTTACATTAACATTACCATTAGCATAGAATGGATTATCTGTTGAGTATCTAAATAATAGATTACTTGTAACAATTCCTACAGTCCCATAAAAAGTCGATGACTCAGATAAATCTAGCCACTGTTTTAAGTTTACCAGTTTATAGGAGGTTCCTGCAACTGTTAAATTTGAAAAACCGTTACTTCCTGTAGATCTTCCATTAGCATACCAAGAATCTCCTAAAACAATTTCATCATCACTAGAAACCCCAGCGATTAGAGAAAAGACATTTGCATTTGAGTCATCTCCGTCAAAATTACCTAGAGTAACAATTCCGAATACATTAGCAGGAAAAGACCCTGAAATACCACTTACCAAAGTCTTATTCTCTACTCCATATGTTACTGTTGCAGCTCCTGTGTTAGAACTACCAAGAATTTCTCCTATACCCAAAGTACCGGAAAAATCTATATCTTTCAATATACCCGCACCAGAAGAGGCTTCAGTTACTTGATCTCCACCTATTTGGTCTGTATAATCTAACCAAGTAGATTTAAGAGATTGATCGCCTACAACAGTAGCAGATATAGATCCTGTTATTGTATTACCTAAATCTCTAATCTGAGTTTGATAAACTGCATCTGATAAAGCTCTTAAGTCTGTAGGAGAGCCGCTAATTACACTCCATCCAGAGGAAGTTCCGTTAGAGTTGTCAACTACACTAGAGTCAAAAGCACTATCTGCTTTGGCAAAAGCCAATCCTCCAGTATTTGAGTCGGCAAAACTTGGAAAGTTTGTTTCTCCGTCATTTGCATTTGTAATACCAGTAATAAATGAAGTACCTGGGGAGTCTTCATTATAAGCTCTGTAAATATTAGTAAAACCTTGCGCAATAGAAGTAAAGGTAGATGCTACAATTGTTTCACTAAATATACCTGATGTATCTTTTGTTCTAGCTAAATATGTGTATTGCCCAAACTGATCAATATCTACAACAATTCTGTTTGTTCTAGCATCAACGATAGCGACTTCATCAGATCGAGGCCATAAGTCTAATAAGGTTGCTTGATCTGTAGCTACTTGTCCTGCGACTCTTCTTATTTGAACTTCCATTAGATCAAGGTCAATATTGTCGCCTGTTACAGGATCAATTTGATATTTCCAAACAAAGAGGAGAGTATCGCCTGCCTGTCCAGCAGCAAAGTTTAGTACGTTTCGAGGTGGAGCAAGTTTTCCTATAATTTCTTGTGTTTTAGCAACTGTAGAGCCTCTAATATTTTTATTTAAAGGAGTAACCCTAGCAGTAACAGTATTAGGGTTAGTATTTAATCCTTTTTCTATATTATCTATTTTAAATCTAATTTTACCATCAGAATCTACACCAGCAGCAGAAACTTTTACAGTGTTAAAGGATGTTAAATCTCCTGTAGCAGTTCCAGTTATTTTGTATGAAATTTCATAATCAGTAACTTCTTGTCCTTCAATATGGTCAAATATAATAATAGCTCTAACAGCTACACCAATTGTAGAGTCTTTATAAATTTCTTCTATAATATTTAAGTTAGAAACAGCTTTGATAGGAATGTTTCTTACAACAACTTCTTTTTGTACAAAGTCACTACGTCTTCCAAACTTATTAACATTTCTAGCCCTTACTGCGTGAACACCTGCTTCTGCTCTGTGTATATATCTAGTATTAGTACCACTATCAAAATCTAAAGGAGTGAAGTTATCTAAAGGAACGTTTAGTCTGTAAACTGCATTATTAGCTAAATTTAGTAGACCTGGAAATCTTGTATGATCGTAATCAAAAGTAAAAGTTTTTGCTCCAACATTTAAATTTCCTACAAGTCCAATAGGATTTGGAGTAACATTAATTGCATAAGCTTGGGCTACGTTAGATTTAATGTTATCATCTAAAGTAACTCTAAATATACCATTAGCAGTTAGATAAGCATTGTAAGAAGGTGCTCCGATATCAAAAGTAGTGTCTGAAATTCCATAAGTATTACCTACATTCCAAGTCACATTGTCTCCTCTTTCGATAATAGGAGGAGTATAAACATTTGCTGTGACTCTAATATCAATATTAGCTTCTGCTGTAGGTAAAGAGGATAAAGAAATACTAACCTGAGAATTGGCTAAATTGTCTAACCCTTTTTCTAGAGTAAAGTTTGATGTTGCTTCATTATTTAAAAATACATCTACAAACCCTGAATGCCTAACTGAAATACCAAGAGGTTGTTTGAAGGTATGAGTTTCAAATAAGTTAGTAGTTGTAGCTACATTTGTTCTGACTACCTCTAAATAATTACCAGTTACATAAAGAGTATTATTAGCAAAAAATCTATGATCAACTACCTGGGGTACGTTTATGAAAAAAGGAGGATTAGGAAGTAAACTTACTAATTGTGAAGCGCCTGAATGATCATTATCAATTTTTATCGTGTGAGCAGATTTATCAAATCCAACTACGTTAGCACTATATCTTGCTAATCTAGTATCTGATCCTATAAAACCAAGTAACCCTGCAGCGTCTCCAGAACCTCCTTGAACTTTTTGATTTATGGGTAAAGAAATTCTATCGTTACCTTTTAAGCCTGCAAAATCAAAGGTATTATTTACGTCTAAAACATGTATATCGGAACCAAAGTTTTTATCAATTATTCCACCAAAACCAGATACTGATAAAGAAATATTACCATTTGCTTTATCAGGAGCTTCGTCTACTTTAGAATATCCATGAACTAACAAACGGGTGGTTGCAAATTCAAAAGAATAACCATTTTTCCCATAAATTATACAAGACTCTCCTTCTGTTACATTTTCAATATTGTCTAAATTCATTTCTACAATATCTCTAGATGCTTGAGGAGTAGCGTTAGAAATTAACTTAAGTGAGGTAGTAGGCCTAGACCGATAATACTCAGTTCTAAATTCATTTGAATACCCAGTTCTATCTGTTACAGCATTAATTTCAATATCTGTATATACTGACCCGTCTAAATCCCTTTTTGGAATCGAACGAAGAGTAAATTGAGGAGCTGGAGGTTTTCTAAGGGGATCAAATAAATCATTGAATAATAAAGGGGAGTAGTTAATCAAAGTATCAGAATCAGTATAAACTGTAGGGATATACTCTGTAGCTTCTACATCAATTTTTTCTTCTTTGTCTCTTTTTAGATTAATTATTCTAAAAAGCTTTCCAGATAAAGAAGTGTAAATATCAGTAGGATCATTAATCTCTCCTAAAGACCAGACATCATACCTTTTAGGTCGGTTTAAATCACCCCAAGTAATAGTATCAAAACTTTTATTTTCATTATTCCACTTAGATAAAGCAACCACTTCAGCGATTTCAGTCCCTCCAGAAACGTTTGCAGTATTACTAAGGCTATAAGAAGTATTACTAATTACGTAAGTATCAACATGCCCATTTTTTGTACTAGCTACTCTTAAGGCTAGAGGCCCTGAATTAGCAGTGAAGATGGTGCTAGTCAAAGAAGGAGCGCTAATATGTTCTAATTTAATATTAGATGTTGAAGCCCCGCTACTAGGAGTATCTTCAAAAACAATGCCTCCATAACCCCAAGAAACACTAGCACTTTTTTGAGATACAGAAATTACATCTCCTGGTTTTAACTCAGAAGCTTCAGAAGTGGTTTTAAAATTAACTTTTCTCCTAGAGTATTTTTTGTCAGCAATCATATATTGCGCTAATCTAATAGCTTGACTTTTTCTTGTTATTCCATCCGTTGCTATATCAATAACATTTTCAATACCGTTTCTTTCGTCTAATGCGCGAGCATCATCAATTCTAAGAACTTCCTGCCTATAATGATTAGTAGGGTCTGTATAGGTTATATTAACACCAGTAATTAATTCTTCTTCATCAATTCCTGATATACTAAAAGTGTCTTTTAGTATATTAGTTTCATTAAATATAGCTACAGGTAAACTATCAGGTCTGTCTTGGAATAAGAATAACTTTCCGTTTTTATAGAATAAAATAGCTCTAAAAGTGATTGTGATTATATTAACAACATCCATAACCTGTTTTTTATCACCTAAAGACCCATCGTATATAAACCGACGCTCTTTAACAGAAGTACCAGGAGGTAATCCTTGTAAAGTTTCAGAAACAGAACTTTTAGTGGTCCTTGGTTTATTACGGTAAGTTCCGTCTGCTGCCGCGTCAACTCCTTGAAATATTCCTGTAGTGATATCACAAGCATCACAGTATACAGCAGCGTCATAAAACGAGTATCTATCAATGTGATCCTCTGGTATGCCTAATCCATAAGAACTATTAGTAAGCATATCATAAATTACCCAAACAGGGTTTTGAGTCCAAGAGTAAACAAATTGACCGTCCCATAATCCGTCATATATTAAAGGAGAGCTTTGAAGAGTGGGACCTGTTTTTTGTAGTCTAAATTGATAAGTAGACCTATCTGCATCTGATACTTCTACCTCTCTCCAATCAATTTCTCCGTTTTCTAAAATAGGCTGATTGTAGTTAGAAGGAACCTTTATTAATAAGCCTTTTACCATCTGAGTAATTGCAGGCATAGACCCTTTATGTTCAGCAAAAGCTTTTAAAGCGTACCCAACTGTAGCTGTTCTTACATACCCAATAGGAGTCTCAATTACCTCAGTCCAGCCCTGGAAAGCGACATTTTCTTGAACTTTAGAAGAAGAATTGTCTGCGCTTGTTTTTTCTATTGTAAAAAGATAACCTAAATCAGAAACGTGTTCTGCTGGAATAGCAAGAAATAAATCAAAAGAATATGCAACATTTGTCTTTCCTGAAATAGTTCTTTCTTTAAAAGCAATTTCAGTAGTCCCAGTCCTATCATAAACAGTAGCCTTTACTGTAACAGAACTTCCTAAAATGTCGCCATTAGTGTTTTGTTTTTGAAGTCCTCCGATAGTAAAATAAAATTTAATAGCGGTCAAAGCAGTAGGACTAGTATTTTGTTTATCTACTGAAGATCTAGCTACTCCATCTAAGTTTCCTTTTTTAAGCTCAGTCGCTCCAGAGAGTCTTTGAGGAACAAATACAAAATCACCAAATAGAGGTAGAGGTTGTTGAGATACTGTTCCTGTGTTATTAAATATAAAGAACTTTTCATCATCTACTAAACCATTAATTAATAGATCATCAATAAGCCCTTCATTAAACTCGATATCTTGAGGACCATTAGGATTAATTCTGTAAATAGGTCCTTCGCCTAGTCCAAGTTGAAGAAATAAAACATCAGTTGAGAATAAATTATTTGGAGTTTCTGTACCGCCACCGCCACCGCTTTTACCTCCGCCACCGCCATTGTGTACCTTAATACCATTAGCAATGTAAGAGTGTAAGTGAGATACTTTAAAATTGTATACAGGTTCTTCTTTTAAAAACTCTATTGAATTAATTTTAGATAATTGGTTATCTGTTGTTAATAATCTATCTCCAACAACAAAGTCTCCCATTTCTTGATATTCACCATCTTCTTTAAGAACCCAGTGATTTAAGGTAATATCAATATTTCCAGTTTCATGATTAACTCTATAGATTTTATCTTTTTGATGATAAAAAGTTTCAGTAACAAAAGATAAGACAGGCCGACCTATTTCATCATAAGCCCATACTTTATCTCCGACTTCAATATCACAAATTTGTTTTTGACCGTCTTCAATAGAGATAAGAGTGTCAGAGGCAAAACAGCCTCCACCACCTCCGCCTCCTTCAATAAGAGGAACTGCTTTATCATCAATATAAATAATAGTCATTATTAACCCTCTACTCTGGTTATTTCAGAGCTTTTTGCGTATAATAAATCTCTGACAAAAATAGTGTCAGACTCTCCATGAGTCATAGTTTCTACGTGACCGCTTAACATCTGTCCTGAAACTCTAGCAAGTCCATAAATAAGAGGCACCGAAGTATTCGGGTCTGTAGTGTTTTCCATAGCATCAAACATATCATTATTTCTTCTTTGCTGAGAAGAGTTAGACGTCTCTGCTGAAGGCGGTTTCGGAGGAGTAGCTAGTAACTGCATCACCCCACTTAAAGCTAAACTAATACCTGCAGACACAATACTACCTGCGGTAATTGCAGCAGTTCCAGTAAGTCCCATTGCCGAATTAAGACCCGCAGCAATCGCAGGAGCATAGGCAATCATAACAACAGCTGCTATAATCATTAGTATAGGAAGAATTTTTCTTCCTCCTCCTGCAACAACGGGACAAAGTGTGTACTCATCATCTTGAACTAAGTTAAACTCAAACTCTTTCCTAGTTACAGGTGTTCCATCAGGTTTTACTAAACATAAATTTTCTTTCCCTAAAGAGTTATTCATAATTAGATGGATATACCTTCTCATTTTAGGAAATAAGACTACTAAAGCATCTTTAATATCTTTTAACTTAGCAACTTCTATATTGTGCTGCTTTACACCCCCAGTAAACTTATATAAAGTCGGGTGAAAATTCAAAGTTATTAACATACCAAAGACTCCTCATTAAAATCTTTAAACTCTAACATATTATGATCATTTAACCAGTATTGATAAAAAGAACCATTTAAATTTCCTACTACAAATTTATACTCTTTATAAAAAGCAGAATTTTTATCTTCTTCACTAGGAAGGTCATCATGGTGTAAAGGGTGGCTATGAAAAATTCCCCAACAATTATCCCAATATTTAACTAAATCTGTAGGATTTAAAACAAAAGAATCTGCTGGCTGAGGACTAAGGTTTTTACTGGGAACATAAGAAAAATCCTTTGTAATAATACCACAGCATTCTACATTAGGATTTTCTTTCATATGCTCTTTAAAAGATTCAATTAATTTTGTAAACCTATCCACCTGTAAACCCCCATTGTATATTGTTTAAAATAATTACCATAAACTGATGTATGTGATTTATGGTTTTGAAAAGTGTGTAAAATTTTATTATGTCCGATGTATATGGCACAATGATTAGTTATTGTAGAAGACCCCAGAACCATAGTTATTACATCAAACTCTTTTGGTTCTTTTACTCTTTTCCAGCCATAATCTTTTGACGACGCTTTTTTAATATAATCTTCGTGAATATTTTGATACCAGTATTCATCTACTATTTTACACCAGTCTCTAGTAGTATACGGTATTTCTATTCCAAGTTCATTTTTATAAATACATTTAATTAGATTAAAACAATCTATGCCTTTTTCTAAGTCTAATCCTAGATGCTTAAAAGGAAGCCCTACGTATCTATCCCATTCCACCGCCATATACTTGCAATTTCTTCTCTATACTCTTGATCCAGTACATCAATTTTAGAGAATTTCCCCTCTGCTAAATGAATAAACCTATTATTCTCTACATATAATCCAAAATGAGTAGGTATTAGTCTTCTTGATTTAAATATTATTACATCATATTCTTGTAACTCTGTCAAGTTAACTTTTGTAGCAACTGTAGATGCCCAAGTTTCTAAGGAGGATATAGAAAAACGCTTCATCCAACCTCTTCCATCTTTCGGCCTACCCTCCGGTAACTCTAAATACTCCCACAGCCCCTCAAATACGTTTGAATTAAGTTCATTTTTATAAATAGAATCTATCAAAGTAATACAATTATGCTCTGTGTAATTGTGTTTAAGTCCTAAATATTTAAGATATTTTAAGTCCATTGTACCAATCTGCTAATTCTGGAACTACATCAGTAAAATTTTCATTTCTATTTCTATCTAATAATCCAGTATTTTTCTTAAATAGAGAAGACAATTTTTCTTTTTCTGGTAGCTCTCCTTTCATATATTTTAACCAGTCTGACATATGACGTATATCCGATATATGTAAATCTTTTTTGTTATTTTCTATAAAACTTTTGTAATATATTAAAATATTTCTTTTTTCATTTTCAGGTAGTATTTGTAAAGAATAATAGGACGGAGTAACTAACGTAGTTCCAAACACAGGAATGTTTTTTCTTTTTCCCCATAAAAGCAACTTAGGCATAGAGTATATGGTTAAAATTGATACTACAGAGCTAATAGTAGTAACATAGGGCTTAACTTTTTCTACATTAGACTCAAATTCTTCCCACACTAACTCTTTTCTAACATACTCTGATACGTTTTTATATCCATCACAACTAGTCCACAAGTTTACTTTTTTAAACTTTTTCCATAAGTCTAGAAGATCATATTCTTTAAATTTTAAAATAGATAAATTAGTATTATACTGCACATTTATGTCAGTTTTACCTTTAGAGATTAAATATTCTAATATTTTATAGTGTTGCTCTAATACTAAAGGCTCTCCTCCTGCAAAATATAAAACCTCTAAGTTAGGATATATTAACTCTAATCCTTCCCAGAATAAATCATTATCCCACCGCTCTTCTTTTTTGCCTTGAATTGAAAATAAGTTTTTACCCTCTTTTATCCAAGCAGTACTAGAAGCAGGACCACAAGTTCTACATCTAAAGTTACAAGTATTTCCTACTCTAAAATCTATATAAGGGGGTGGAGGAGGGGTAAGTGTTTTTTGTAGATGCTCTTTGTGTTTCCAAAAATTGTTAGCGTTATTTTTTGGATTTTCACAAACGCCTAATTCATCTTTTTTAAAACAAGGGTTGTAACACTGTTCTGGTATTTTACCTTCTAAAAAAGATTTTCTTAATTCTATATAAGGAGTTCCATGCCACACATCCATGATAGATTGTGAATTATCTCCTAAAGAATCTTTATTTGAAAAAGAATCTGAAAAGCAACAAGCTTTGTATTCCCCTCTCATATTACCATGCAAATGAATCCAAGGTAATATACACCCTTTTATTGCCATTATTGTTTAGGTATCTGCCTTCCTGTTCCTGGAAATGCCCCAAAATGAACAGTATTGTTTCTAATTCTACACGCTTCATAAGACTTTGAACATTCATCATCAGAGTCGGATACTGCAGCCTGATTATTAGCAAATATTGGGTTAGCATTAGAAGTTTTTGGAGGAAAAGTGCCGGGAATGGGTAGACTACCAGGACCTGGGTATTGACACTCAGATCCTTTATAAACCCATTGACAGGTGTTTTTAAAAAATTTTCTTTTTGGTAATTGTAATTTAAAATATTGTAACCAACTAGTAAGCTCAAATTCAGCTACGGTTTCATTTAACAAATTAAGTTTAGTTACTTTAAATACATCTCTAACATAAGCTTCGTCGTCGTAGTTATCATTTACTATGTATAAATTTTCATTACGTTGTCCACTAGTTAAAGGAGCAGATAAAAACAATATTCTTTCTTCTTGAATATCTTGAATTTGAACAGTGTTTGTAGAGAGTGTTGTAGTAACATTGTCTCCGGGTCTATAAGGAGAGCCATTTAAAACAGAAACTACATTATCATACATATAATCAATTTTTGAATGTTCTGGCCAGTATTTTAAATGGTTAGCAAAAGTAGTTTTAAACTCGACGACAGCGCCAAGTAAATCTCTACTATCTGATTTTAAATTTTTCCAAGTTTCTCCTAAAGAGGTAGCTTGATCATATAACCAAGGAGAGTTAGCCCCTCCATATATATTATCTACAGTATCTTGATTATAATGAGTATTGCCTGTAACAGTTCTAGGGTCAAGACCATACACAAGCTCTCCATTAACATATCCTTGAGCCGAATTAGAAGTTACATTCCCAACTATATAAGGATTCTCAACAAAAGTAGTAATTAAGTTATCATAGTTAGACATTGTAAAAGTTACTCGATCAATAGTACCGTCAGAAGAAGTTGCAATACCGTCTGCTTCCATAGGATACGGCGTATAGCTTTCTCCTTTAAATGTTACATTATAAGATAAATCAGAATAAATGTCTCCAATAACCTCTGCAAATCTTAAAGGGGTTTCTGTAGGCCATGCATACCCCGCACCAGTGCCAGAAGGATTACCAGCTTCATTAGGAGGATACCATTCTCCTGGGTAATAAACTTCTACAAGTCTAACAATAGGAGCTTGTGTAAAAGCATTTAAAGTAGCAATGAAAGGACTATTATAAATAGCGCTTATAGTAGCCGTTGTAGAGCTTTGAACGTTTCCTAAATGTTGATGAGAGGATTGAAAAGAATATGCTTGAGTATTTCCAGTTTGTCTTCTAATAGTAACAACGGAACCAGCATTTGGAGTAGCAAAAGCAAAAAACTCTAGTTGATTATTACCAGTATGATAAGTCCAACCAGATCTTTGAGCTAGATTAGAACCTACAAATACATCTAACTCAGAAATAATATCCGTGTCAACTGGAGAAGAAACAGAAATAAATAAACTTTGTCCGCCACCTGGAGTTGCACTTACAGTATGGGTACTAGAGTGAAAAGTATTTGAAATTAAATAGTGATTGCTAACAACAGACTCTGACACAGAAAACTCTTGGTCTACGTTAGACATTTTAACTTTAATATTGCTTGTGGAAGAGTCTACATTAGCTATATATCCAAAAGCATTAGAAGTTAACCCTAAAATAGTGTTGCCTTGTTTAAAGGGAGAAGTATCTGATACCGTTAAAATATAATCATATACTCTAGAACTCATTAGCTAAAATCTTCCTTTAAAGTTATTTGAACTGAATAAAAATTTTGAGTAAGAGCACTTCCTCCAGAAATTACTTGTTCTATTTGTATAGGACCATCAAAACGAGTTCTAACAGTACCAGCTGAGTTAATATGGGCTAAATCAAAAGTAAAAGTTTCAAAGTCTCCATTTCTAGCAGTATAAAAATCCTCTATGGCTTGTTTCTCTACACCAGAAATATTATTATAAGTAAGCTCAAAAGTTCTCCTGCTTCTTCTGCTCATTAATCTACGCTTTTCATAACCAGATTGACTCTCGTATTTTTTAGTACTAAATTCTCTATCTATAGAAAAACCATTAGAAGGTTTCCTATCCCTCATATCTGTAAATCTACCTATAGAATCTACTTGAGGTATCAAAGTTCTAATTTCAAGAGTAGTATTAGCATAGTCTACCCCTCCATCGTCTATAGCAGGAGCTTCTGGAAAGTCTATTCCATTTACCCCTAGTGTAGCACTCGGATAGGTAAAAGCATCTTGGTTTTGTAAAACACCAGAAAGAGTTACAAAAATAGAATTCGCTTGGTTTTCTCCAAAATTTCCTAAAGCGGGAGTAGGAAGAGAAAAAGACGTTTGAACTCCGTTTAGCAAATAGGTGTTCGAATCAATTGTAGTAGCTGAAGTATTAGAATAACTAGCTACATAAACAGCTGGATAAGAGCGAGTAGCTCTAAATCTAGTAGGTAAATCAATAGTTTTAAATACTAACTCTGTAGCGTTTGGAGCGGCAATAAAAGTAACAGAACCCCCAGAATTAGATAAGTAGTATGAAGAAACATCTTGAACAATACCATCAATGGTAACTATTACATCTCCTACAAAAGAGACAGTAGAAGGAAGAGGGAATTCTATATCACTCCCAGTTGAATTATAAGTTTTTAGCCCTACAGTCCCAAAAGCGGTTAAAGAAACTGTTGCATCATCAGGATAAGTTGCCATTTTTTATCTCCATAAAGTTCTCATTACTTAAACTACTAATGCCATTATAAATTAAAATGTGAGTAGTAGTCTCTAACTTTTTTAATTTATTTACTGTTTGGTATTATCTTCCGTTAGCTCTAATACTCTTTCTAATTGGTCCATTAGATTTCAAGTCTTTAAGTATCATTTTAACTACCATTGCTTCTCCGTCCATCATAGACTCGCCTTGTTCTGCATCTTTCTCCTGACCTGAATTTTCTATTTGAATCTTTACAGGAGGCATTCCAGATTTACCAGTAGCATTCATACGTTCCATAGCAGGGAGTCCCATAGATTCTACCGCACTTTTACGCATTACAAACTCTCCAGGCTCAAGAAGGGCAGGAACACTATCTCTTTGAAGCCCTCCCCCAGCAAAACGATGGACAGCTCCTCCTCCAGCCATTCTACCTATAGCACCGTATCCATTTACAAGTCCTCCGCTTGATAATAACATAGACTTTAGGAATATACCACCAATAGTACCAATAATACTACCTATAGCACTTCCTGCAGGTCCTCCAATTGCTCCTCCAACCAATGCGCCTAACCCTGCACCTGCCATTTGAGCTATACTGCCTAAATTCATAAAAGAATTTCCAAGACTAAAGCTCTCGGTACCAAGAGCACTAAACTCCATACCGACCATCTGAGAAGCGTCAGTTATACCATTCATATCATACCCTACAGAAGAAGCATAGTCCTCAAGAGATCCTGAAAATCCACTCATATTAAATCCGTCTTCTAGGTCTTCTAAATCAGCGAAACCAAATTGTGTATCAGAGGTAGTTCCATCAAAACTTACTCCTTTTCCTAACCCTCCTACTCCGCCAGCTGCTTTTCCAGCTAAACCAGACAGTCCTTGACCGGTAGTAGTTACTAGTAGAGGACCAATTTGTCCTACTATTTGAACATTTGTAACTTCTCCAAAAGTCTTAGTTAAAAGATCAGTCTGTGCTTTGAGAGCGTCTCCAGTAATATTTGCTTGCTGTGCTCCATTAGCTTTAATTTGTGATGCTAATTGATTGAAGTTTTGTGTTTGTTGCTGCTGTTGTTTCGCACCTCTACCAGTAACCATATCAACAACACTTCTTATGCCTGTGCTTACAAAATCTTTTATAGGTGCTAAAACATACTCTTTAACAATCTCTTTTTGAATGTCTGCAAGAATGTCTGTGAGTAAATCTTTAACTCCTTGCTTAAAGTTTTGCATAGTAAGAGTTCCCTCTTTCATAGCTGTAAACAAGTCGTCAAGACCTTGATCTAATCTAGAGTTAACAATTCCAGCGGCTGCATTAGCTACTTTTCTAAATTTGTCATTTAACATCTCATTAAGTTGTTCTTGTGCTGCGATGGCTTTTAGTTTTGCCTCTACTTCATTCTCTGCTGCTTTCAGGGTCCTATTAGAAGCGTCTATTTCAATATCTTTTTGTCTTTTAGCGGCTTTAATTCTTTCTTCTAGACCAGCTAACTCTGTTTGTTTTTGCATATCTACGATAGCTTCTCTATCTCCAAAAGCCTTCTTTTGCATATTTAAAATTTTCAATTCAGAGTCTATTGCGGCTACTCTCTTATCTCTTGCGCCTTCAATTGCATCTACTTTATTCTGTTCTTCTTGCAGAGCAATACTAGCTTGAGTTCCAGCAATCTTTTCTTGCGTGTCAAATAGTTCTTGGTTTTTAGCTTTTAGCAGCCTGACTTGTTCGACTAAACCATCTAGATTAAGGGTTTTTCCAAAATCATCTCTCTTTAGATCAAATTGCATACCCATAGCTTCTGTAACTTTTTTAGCGTGTTGAAACAAAGCATCTCCTACAGCTTTTTGGTGTTTATCAAGTGCTTCAGCTTGTACCATCATTACATCTAACTGTTTATCTGTAAGTTCTTTTTGCACTTTTTGAGAAGCAAGAGTTGCGTTAATTTGGGCCAATCTAGACTCTCTGTCTAATTCAGCTTGGCGAATTTGATCAGTAGCATTTTGACCTACACTTGTTTTTTCTGCGTTTAAGGCTTTTATTCTATCAGCATTAATAGCTTTTTCATTTTCAAGCTTTTTTTCTTCTATTTCAAATCTTTTTTGAATTATGCCTTTTTCTGTATTAAGTAGTGCCAGTTGGTCTGTATATTTTTTCTTTGCTAAAGCAATTTCTTCTGCAGTTTGTTGTTTTTGAATTTCAGCAAGCTTTATTGCCTCAGAAGCGTCAATACGAAGAGCCTCTAATTCAATAGCTTGTCTGTCTCTATCAGTAAATAGATTACTAAAAGTAGAAGCAACAGTGCTTTTTCTTGCATTTTCTATACGGGCATCGTCTGCAGCAATTTTAGCAGCTATTCTTTGCTGATCTCTTAAAAGGTTATTTTGACGTAAAGTTTCTTCGGCCGCAGCAATCTTAGCGTCAACACCTTGTTTTGCAAGTTCTAATGTTGCCTGTTCATAGTCTAGTTGTACTTTGAGTCCATTAGTTATTTGAGCTTGTGCTTCTGCGGTGGCTTGAGAAATTTTATCTTTATCTGCTGCAATCTGCCTATTTCTTTTGTCTATTTGTCCTTGCAAACTAATTTTTTCTAGCTTATTTGTCTCAATGGTTAGCTGTAACTGCGCTTTCTCAATAGCTTTATCCAACGCCTTATTTTGTTTTTCTATTTCTCGATTTATTTCAACATAAAGACCTTTTAAAGCTGTAACAGCTTTATTTTTTAATTGCTGTACTGCGTTGCTTGATTCTTCTCTGCCTAAAGCAGTAGTTAAAAAACTTAGCCTAGATTTTTCTACATCAGCAGCATCTTTATTTATTTTTACTGTTCCATCAGCTTCTACCCTAATGGCTTTATATAAATCTGCGGCAGCCTTTGTTTCTTTACCAAATAACTTTTTTATAGAATCTCCTAACTGGGCGATTCGCTCAGCTGCTTTTTGTGCTTCTCTGGTTATAGAACCCTCACCAAATAACTCTTTTATTTGCGTAAGCACAGCTGCATCAATACCTTCCATTCCTTCTAATTCTTTAAGAAGTTTTTCAAAGGTTTGACGTAAAGCCCCTGATGACTTGCTCAACCCTTCAGAAGTATAAGCAGTATCTTGTAACATTTTTTGATACTCAACAAGCATAGGCAAAAATATACCTAACGTTTTAGATTGATTTAAAAGTTCTTGAGTAAATATTTGTTGAGGGCCGGAGTCCACTTCTTCCGCCTCTATAGCTCCTGCTTCTACCCCAGCTCTAAAATCTTGATTTAATTGAAATCTATTAATTACTCCTTTTTCGTTTGTCATTGCAGTAGTAGCTGCTTGAAATCTGCTAGCTATTCCGGGAGCAAGATTTTCTAAATATTCATATAACTTTTTTGTTTCTTTTTGAAGTTCTGCTTGCACTCCTGAAATAGGGCTAACAACAGCGTCTTTTAAGGCTTTTCGGAACTCGGGAGTAACGTCTTTTAACTTTCTAGTGACTTGTGTTACTATTTGATCTCCAGCAAGTGCTCGTATTGCCTTCTCTCTTTCCTCTAAAGCTTCTGTAGGCAATTGAACTATTCTTCTTAATTCATTTTTATCTATGCCTTGAGTGTCTATACCTGCGCTTTGCAATAAAAGCCTAATATCGTTTGTTTGTCTAGACCCACCACGCTGCTTAAACTGTCTTGCAAATCCTTCTTGAAATTGTGTTGCTAATCTTTCTGCAGTTTTAGTAATTTCTGCTCCTGTTTTTTGTTCATCTGCACCAAAAAAGCTCTGGACAAAATTTAAATCTCTTGTAAAAGCCTTATCCTGAAATCCCTTTAAATTTTGCATCGCAGATGAAGCATTGGCCGAAGTTTCTATTAATAACTTATTAAAAACTGCTTGTGCCCTGTTTGCTGCGTTTGCTTTTCTAGTATATTCTTCAAAAAATGATTTAATCTTTTCGCCTGCTGCTGAAAATAAATCTATCCCAAAAACAACTTTTCCTATTGTAGAAGATAAAAGTTGAAAAATAGAAACTATAAAAAAGATTTTACCAATAGCACCTACTAATATATTAACCGCTTTAGTAGCTCCTGAAATAACTTTAGTGGCAAAAGCAGTTGCTGTAGCTGCGATTTGTGCTCCACGACCTAAATTTTTATACGCCTCCGTCGCCGCACCTAAAGCAAGTTTAACGTTTACTCCTGCTCTTTGTTGCGCTTCTAAAGCTTTAACTAGGCTACGCAATTCTACCGCAGTTAAAGTACCTTGTCTTCCTAGTTTAACTAGTTCTCGGACTTGATTTTGAGTTTCTCTAGTTCCTCTAACTAATTTTAGGTTAAAGCTATCTAATTCTTTTCCTAAAGTTGCTTGTAACTGTCCCCCTGCTTGAGCAGCTCTAGCACTAAAAGTTTCTGCTAATCTGGCACCAAAATTTTGAACAGATATAGTAGCTCGACCAAGACCGGCACTAGTTACTTCAGCGAGTTTAGAAAAGATTAGCCCTCCTAGAACACCCGCTGCCGCTAAAGTATTTGCAAAGTTTCCAGATAAGAAACTAACGAAAGGAACGACAGCTTGTGCCAAAATACCTAGTAGATTATCAGATAAATTTTGCAAGTCAGCACTAAACTTATTTAGAGCCTCTGCGCTCGTAGTTACTGATGTATCAATAATAGAGAACTTTTTAGTACCTTGATCAATAGTAGCATTAGCAAAAGCTTGACTTCTTTCATAAGTAGTTAAGTCACTAGCAGCTTTACCAATAGAGTCAGCGTATTTTTTAACCGCATCGTCTAATCTAACAATAATACCCAATTCGTCCAAAATTTCCGGTTCAATCTTAGCAACACCTCGAATTAACCTGTCTTGAGAATCAACCAAGTTTCTTCCCAAAGCAACAGAAGCTTTTAAGGCTACGTTTGTTAATTTTTCAATTTGTTCTGAATTAAATCCTGCGGATAACGCAAGGTTAGTAGTCTTAGCTGCTTCTGCAATGCTAAGTTGTCCTTTAGTAATTTCTTGAATTTTTGAAAGAATTTTATCGCCCTGTTCTCCAACTGTTGCAGCTAGAGTTCTAGTCCCATCAATAGCTTGTTGACTTTGAGCAGCTCGGTTTAAAGCATTAAAGGCAGAAGAAATAGCAAAGATTGTTGCAGCAGCACCGGCATAGGCGGCAACCAAACCACCTAAACCAGAAGCTTGTGCGGAAAACTGACGCCCTGCAGAAGCAGAAGACTGTCCAAGACGAGTTTGAGCTTTTGTAACATTTTGAGTAGAGGTAGCAGCTTTTTCTGCCCCCTTTGTTACAAACATTGTCTCAATGATATTTCTGATACTTGCCACTAGCGTCTCACCTTTGAAGCAGCTTCTCTAGCTTTACGTTGTTGCTCGTAATGAGTAGCAGCTTCTACAACACAAACTTGAAGAAGATCGAAAACTTCTTCACTGTCGTCGATTTTATATATACGCATTATGTCTCCTAGACCTGCGTAATCTTTACCTAACCATAGACCGTTCATTCCTTCAACCTTATCGGGTAAAGCGTTAAATAGTCTTAGAGCTTGTTGTGCTTCATAACTTAGTTCATGTACCTCTGGCGGCATTTCATCAGGGTTAGGATCCCAGCCCATCTGTTCACACATTAACAGATACTGGTCTTGGGTCATTCCCCCTGCTTGGAAGTTGTGCCGGAGGTACTTTTCGAGTTTTTTGAGTCTTCAGCCTTTTTACTAATCGAAAATTGTTCGTAGTCATTCATGGCGTCAGTAACAAACTGATCAAAAATAGTAGAATTTTGTAGAAGATCAAGTGCGTCTTCTTCTGAATAGTCTACTGCCTCATCTTTATCCATAGAGCTAATATCTACTGGAAGAAGTTTTGGAAGAGAGCCTACTTTAAGACCGCTCCATCCTTTAATAGCTCTACGAGCATATTCTTCAATAAACTTATCGTTATCAATTTCTTCTTCTCGTTGACGAGTGCGCTTATTAAATTTGTATGTAAGACTTGCATTTCTAATTTTCATTAGGTCATCTCGACCAAGATAAACTAGGTTAACTACGAAACCTTCAATATCAGGAAACTCTACGTCAATTACTGTTTCCTTAGCCATTAAGTTTGAGATTTTACTCATTTATTTTTCCCCTCTGTGTTAATAATAAAAAGGGTGCTCACTATAGTTTTCAACGCCTGTCAAACTGAGGGGGCAAGTTTGACGTTTGTTAATAGTGAGCACCCATATGGAATTAAATTTTACCCCCTCAAAGTTCATTTAATTTACTTTTCTACAATAAGTGTCATTTCATCTCCAGTACCCTTAGTTGTTTCTTGGGCAAGGAAGTTGACAGAAACACCAATCACATCTTCAATAGCATGAACTGGAAGTTCGAACTGAACTCTTGGCATATTAATGGCAAAGAATGGTGCAGTTGCGCCACCAATTTTAAGGTTAGCGTTAGAAGTAGCTGCAGAAGAGGTACGACCATCTTCAACAATCTGCTTCAAGAACTGAGCTGAGTTATCTGAGCCACCACGTAAGTATGCACTTAGAGATCCAGAAATTGCACGAGCACCGGCAAACTGACCAATTGGTGAGTTAAGAGCTGCTAGTTCTTCTGGTGTTAAGTATGTGATGTTGTTATTGTAATCAAAACTGAGTGCTGTAACTGGGAATGTAAAGTCAATACCCGCTGCAGATGCACTTTCAGCGTGCTTAACATCAATTGTTGAAAGTCTATTCTTAATGAAGCTGGCTGATGATATTGTGCCAGAAACATTATAAGAGTTCCAAGGATGATATGAAGCTTCAGCTGTCAGTGCATACTGATTAGAGTTGGCTGTTACATCTGTCCCAGCATTTAGAGTTCCGCCGAATACAGAAACAGCATTGTTTCGTTTATCATCGCGAAGCTCAATCAAGTTTGTTCCGAAGCCTGTCCAAGTGGTCGTAGCAATGCCATCAATTGCGGCATCAACAGAACCTTGGTTAACAGTAGCGTTAGAAACTTGATAAAAAACGTTATCCATTTTAAAGTATAGATGGTACTCAGTTGCGGTAGCGAAGTTAGAGGAATGCTGGAATACGTTTGATCCAGCAGCTCGCTCGCCAAGTGCAAATTTACCATCAGCCTGCCAAGTACTCTGAAGTTCTGATCCAGAAGCAAAAGCAGTATTACTCATTAGTGCTTGCCACATAAACCAATCAGCACAAGGCATAGAATTACCTTCAGCAGCCTTATTTGAACCACCTGCGGTCTTTGTAAGACCTGTTGGCTTTAGATAGGCCTGGAAGTTCCAGTCAACTGGGTTTAGGGCAGTATTAAATCTTTGTTGTGAACGATCAGGTGTTAGACCACTTTCGAGTGATGTAATATCCTGAGTTGCAGCAGCCTGTGAAACAGCATAACCAGCAAGAATTTCTACTTGCCATGTGTTTGCAGGAGTCAGGGCTGTTACTGTCGCACCGCTGGCAATATCAACGGTGGACATAAACACTTTTGTGTTTCTTTGTAGGTTAAGTTGGGCTGACATTTAATTTAACTCCTTATATATTTAATTGGTATCTTGCTAAAATATCAATCTCTAGTATGCCAAAGGGAGCTACTAAACCTTCATCTGTAGAAACACCTTCTATTATCATATCCAGTATTCCAATACTTGATCTATCTCCTAAGTTGTATACAACATGTTCTATATCATCTGCTAGACTTTCTGCGGTTGTTATAGGGTTTTCTGCTCTAACGTAGGAACGAACATTTATGTTTAGTTCTCCAGTAGTTAATCCTGCGGTATCATAAATTCTGGTTTCTGTACCTGCATTTACGCACACTGTAGGAAAATCATTTATTTCGTCTAAAAATATCATACGACGAAAGCAATTATTAGAAATGTTTAAGTTATAGGTATATGAAGCGTCAAATGTAGAAACATCACCATTTATCTTCTTTAGCTCAGATACCAATAACTCGGTTATATCTTTTCTTCGACTTAACGCCATTTATTTTCTACCTTTTCATAGTATAGCAAATTGACTTTTATAAAGCAAATCTTAAATTCTCAAAACAGATTCGTGCCCAGTTTAAAAACCTCTTATAATTCTAAAACGTTCTCCATACACTCTTTTTACTACATCTCTTATAGACCCTTGTAGCAAAAATCTAGGCGCTCTAGCGCCTCTTTTCTCATGTACACGATAATTAGGAGCATAGTAATATTTAATTATATTGCTTCTTATATTTTGCATTACTTTAATTGATTCTACAAATTGACCAGTTCTATAAGTTAGTACAGTAGGACTGAGAGGTTCTCCTCTTTTTGGTCCTCTAGGCATTCGGCGCTCTGTCTCTTGCTGTACTAAAGCAGTTAACTGAATATCAGAAATAACTTTTAGTCTTGTAGCAGCTTTTTTTCTTTTTGTCTTAGCTACTATACTACCTCTTCCTAAAAGAGCAGATCCTTTGTCATATTCAATCACAAATTGACCTTTCATTTGACTATTTAAAAACTGAATTACTTGAGGAGAAAATTGGGCAAACTCTGCCGCTAAATCTCTTGCCAGTTGACTACTGATTTTCTTTAGTTCCACATCTAAACGAGCATTTGCGTTATTGAGCGATTTTCTAACTTCTGCTTCGGTAAAATATATTTGAAAAAATACTTCGCCTTTTTTACCTTCTGTTACTTTTATCTTAGCTTTCGGGTTACGACTTATTTGTTTCCATGACCACCCGATTGATTTTACTATTCTTCTATTACCCACTTGAATAGGGACTCTAATATTTGCAGATTTTAGTTCAAAGTTTTTTCTTAATGCGATAGCAGCAGGAGATCGGCTTTTATTTAAAAAAGCTTTTAACCCGCTATTATCATTTTTTAAAGCTAGTAGTTGAGAAATAAAAGATTTTGAAAAACTTACATCTTCTTCTACTGCCCGTGCCGCGCCAGTAGCATCGGTAGAAAAACCTGTTAATAATCTACTAGTACGCCTTAAATTAATACCCTTACCGCCTGCCACTCCTATCTCTCTAGCCCGAGTAACTTGTCCAGAGGCGTCTACTCTTGTAGAAATAGCTTTACCTTCTGATACGTCTACCTCTCCTTCTTCATCATAGGTTATAAAATCAGGTATAACACCAGATCCAGCTTTACCTTTTATAATAGTACCACCTAAATTTTCGACAACGGCTCTATCCACAAGATTAGATAATCTAGAGTAGATACTAAATAAAGCTTTAGATAAAGGTTCATTGTTAGGTTTTAGATAAAATCGAGCAGGGCCTATTTTTTGTCTAGAATTAAATAGTAAATCTAAAGCTTGTGGCCCTTTAAAAACTCTTCCATCAGGACCAGTAACTCTTACATTATTGACCACCTTAAGCATTAAATGATCACTCTATATAAATCTAAAATACGCCGGATATGAGGGGGAAAATTAGAACTTAACTGTCTATCCTGTACGTTCTCTCCTTGAAAAGTGAAACCTTGAGATTCTTGACGGTCTTTATGAAGCATTTTAGCATAATCCATAGTAGCCATTAAAAGGTCGTTAGGAACACTACCAGAAGCATACCCTGATTTATAAGTTACACGAACTCCACGAGGATAGTTTTTAAATACAGCAGCTCCTACAATTGTAAGACCGAAGTCTCCTGTTCCATCTCCAATATTCTTAGTAATTTCACCAGTATTAGGATAGAATAAAAAGTCTTCTACAGAAGCATGATCATCCGCAAAATCAGAATTATCGTTAGCACCATCAAAATGAACTAGTAAAACAGTGTCATCATCTGTCGCGTGTTGATAAGAAGGAGCAGTAAAAGCAGCAGTATGTCTTGCTACATGAGAAATACGAGTCTCATCAATAAAACCATTAAAATATTTATAACTAGAGGACACGTTCTGACGAGCAAATTCTAATTGAGCGGAAATATCCGGCATTACATTAGAGGTTGTTTGTGAAGCAATAGAAGTTCCATCTCTGTACAAATTCCAAGAAGAACCTGATCTTACGATTTCTACATGATGAAAAGTATTAGCTGAATAACCAGTTGATGCTGCGTGTGTTACATTTACAACCTCAGTACCTCCAAATACTGCTCTAAAAGTAAAGCCATTTGTAGTATCATAACCGAGGGACCAAAGATTATCTGCATCCGCAGCTTGTGAGATAAAAGTAGTATTTGCAGAGTAAGAATTTGATCTCACTTGCATATCAATAGTAAAATCGGAATCTCCAAAATACCAGTCATTTGAATCTGCTAAAAATATAAAATCATCAGAACCATCAAAAAACACAGAGGAGTCCCCGAACTTTTTATATCTAGTTTTTAAGACGGGTCCTCCACTGCGAGTTAAAGTGTGATTTGAATCAATTCGAGTTACTGAAGATCCGTCTGATTGTGGATTATTTAATTTTCGGTAAGCAGTACCATCATATTCAGAAATAGAGTGTACATCTTGTAAAGGAAGTCGAGAAACAAAAACTGAAGACTTTCCTCCATCAAAAACTTCTGAATAAGAATTACTTAGAACTTCGTGTCCAATGTAATTTTCTACCGCACCACAAGCAAAAGAAATAAGATTGCTGAGTCTAGCATCTTCATTAGAGCTTGTAATATTTAGATAATTTTTTATCTGTGCTAAAGTTACATATGGATATTTACCATAATTGCTAGACATCTCTCACCCCTTTTTTATTTAGTAACGATTGTTGTTTTTGGTTTAGCTGTTGCTACAGTCTCTACGGAAGTAGCACTAACCACCTTTTTCTTAATTGGAGCAGGAGCCGGTTTAGAAGCAGCTTTAGCTTTTTTCCACTCTTCGATATACAGTTCTACCTGCCCTAGCCCATTACCGCGCTTCATAAGAATAGTACGGGCTTCGTCTTCATCATCAATGTTCATAATTTCATCAAGCATTAAAATTATCTCCTTGTTTTATAGTAAGAAAGGGAGGCAGGTGATCCTACCTCCCTCTCCCTTAAAGGTTAATCAGAATATTCTCTAATCTAAATTAAATTAGGCGAGTGTTCTGATTGTTGCAGCGTAGCCGTAGGTGGAAGAAACGTTTGCACCTGCGCCTGAGCCAGTGGTTGAGAGAGCCTTGAAGTCAAAGCGTGTGCTCATGTACATCGCTGTGACCTGCTGGCGGGGTTCGTACTCGCTCTCGATCTCCATACCACGTCGTTCTGCGATCATCCAGCCTGGCTTGTAGACTAGAGCACCGATGTCGGCTGAGTTTGAACCAACGTTATCAAGGAATTCAGTAATAACAACTGGAATACCATAGATTGCACCAACAGAACCTGTGAGGTATGTTGCGTTTGGACCAAACTTGTCAACTGTGCGGAAGTCTGAAGTTGTGACTAGCTCGTTGTAACCTTCAATTGTGGTGAGGTATACGAGGTGATCACCAAGCTGTAGACCATATTTGCCCATAAGAGCGCGAGCTGATGCGATATTTGCGGCAGAAGCCTTTGTATCACCATCGGCGGTGCGAACTGATAGACCGTCTGTAGCAACTTGGTTAACCATTGTGGTAATACCCTTAACAACAGAGGCATAAGTTGATGTGCCACCTGGGTTAGCTGTGAATCCAGTAAGAGCACCAGTACCACGAAGGATTGCCTTATCAATTGACCGTGATAGACGACGGGTTGCTGCGCGACGGAGGAAGTCGATTAGAGGAAGAACTGTATCCTCTTCTTCGTCCTTGGCAAGATGGGTTGTAACCATGAACTTGTGTGGTGTAAAGTCTACTGACTTAATTGCGTTCTGGTTTGAGGTTGGGACGTTTGTGGTATCACCAACACCTGTGGCATATGTGCCAGAAGCGAATTGTGCTACCTGATCGTCGGTATCCTCATCGGCTACGGGGACACGGAATGTCTTCGCATCGACCTGGATTCTATCGAACATAGGAGCGATAACGAGCTGCTGCTCCATTTCTTCGTAGATATTTGTTGAGAAGTTGCTTAGGAACTGATCAACTGAAGTGACGGCCTTAATCTGATTACCGAGTTTGGTATCAAATGGGTCACGACGATTGAGAGCCTTAGCAAGAAGGAAAGCATTAGCCATTTCCTTTTCAGAATACTTGCTTGAAGTCTTCTGAGCTTGATAGACATGCTTGCTATCAGAGATTGCTTTAATCTCGTCTTTATATTTTGCGATCTGAGACTTGAGTTCATCAAGTTCTTCACGAGTTTGACGGGTTGATTCACCGTGGCGGTCAACTTCGTCGGATTCTTTTAGAACAGCTTCACCAGCTTTTTCAACTAGCTTTTCTGTGTTGTTTTCTCCAACTTTTACACTGGAGACTTCCTCTGCGGCCTTTTCTACAACTGTTTCAGTTGCAGGAGCAGCCTTTTCAGTCTCTAGTACAATTGGATCACCTGCATTTTCGGTTGCCATTGTTTCATTCTCCTTTATAGTCTTAGTAGTCTTATGACCGGTTACTAATAAGGCTAGATCCTTGGAAGTCTCTTCGCCATCGTTGCAGTCAATACTCTTAAGCTTTTCGATGTTATTAATCATCATTTTAGCAATGTGGTAGTTTGTATCATTCCATTCTGTGGATGGGACAGTGGTTAGGTTAATTGTTTTATTCAGCTTTTCCTGTAAAAGTTCACTATTTTTAATAGCTTCGTTATCTTTTACTGCATAAAGCTCTTGCTCAGAAAGTGTGACTAGGTTTTCAAAATCTTCTTTAATTGAAGCTCTTTCTCCGTCACTTAGATTTTTAAATTCTGTTACTGAAACATCTAAATCAAATTGTGATCCGATGTCCCAAAAATTCACTACTGATAAATTTTCAGCAGGGATCGTAACTGTATTATCTAATGATTTTCCATTTAAGTCAACTTCTAAAAATTGAAAAATAGGGTTTTGGGCAGTAGCAATTTTTACAGTCTGATACCTTTTACCCTCATTTTTTACAAAAGCACCATTTTTAATTTGTGCGGTTTCTGCACTAAGAAGATTAACAAAAGGAATTAGCTCATAAGGATCAGATGAAAGGTTTACGACCTCTTCATCATCATCTTCCTCAGATAGTTTCTCAATGTCTACGTCTTCAGCAAGATTGACTTCCTTAATAATTTCCTTCTCTTCTTCTTCAGCGGCAGCAACAATGACTTCTTCTGTTTCGTTTGTTTCAACGTCTTTAGTCATAGTATTCTCCTCTTCAGAATATAGAGTAACAGATGAATAATTAGGGTTTTTAGACCCACCGTTTGCCTCAGTCTCACTAGGAGACATAGGACGGGCTTCTCCATCTGTCTTATCAGGTGAATCAACATTGTTAGAAGGTTGAACTAAGAACACAATTTCGTGACTGTGCCCTTCTGCTTCTTCAATAGTATAATTCACAATTTTGTGATAATGCTTTTGGCCATGAGAGGAATAGGTAGTAACACCATTGCCACTATCATCCATTTCCATAGTATGATAATGACCAGCTTTGCTACCAGTTATTCCGACATAAATGCCTTCCATCATTTTCACTTCGTCTTTTAGACTAGCCTCTTTGAGACTATTCTTAAAGTCTTCATATTCATCGTTAGATTCAAAACTTTTTCTAACGCTGAATAAGCTTTCTTGGTTGCAAGGAACGGATACAACACTAATTTCGTGAAGTTCTACATCAGTAATTTGTGTTGTGTCTGTATTTCGATCATAGCGACCATCCTTAACGCGGAACCCTACAGAAAAGCTCTTTAAAGCTCCGTCATTAATAAGTGTTTGCACACCGTGAAGTTTTTCTGCTGCGTCACTAACGTATGCCTCAACAAAAATACCTTTACGATCTACAGAAATCTTTTGAACACGCCCAATTGGTTTGTTATGATCGTGTTGATAAAGAAGAACAGGATTTTTGCGATAATAATCAACGCCTTTGGCCCATGCATTGGCTGTAATGATATCACCCGCTCGATCTTTATCGGTGGTGTTAGCATAGCCTGCAATAACTAGACCTTTCTTCTTTTTAGTAGCACGTTTCTCAACCGTTAGAGGGCTGTATACATGAAACATTTTTTCCATTCTACGTATCCCCTTGTGTAGGATCAGGAGGTGTATCTGTATTATCTTCTGTAGGCCTGCCTCCTTGAGACGGATCTACAGCACTTCCTGTAATATTTTGTGGTATTCTAATTTCATCGCAATCATCACGATGTTGGAATCTCAAACCTATTCTAGCTTCATTAGGTGTAATAATACCAGTATTTACTAATGTAGAATAGTACATAGCTTGTGTTTTTTCATCTGCCCTGAGAGCAGCTACAGCAGCTCTATCAGGTCGAATAATAATATCTGAGTTAAAGAAATGAGAAAATGCACTACAAAACTGTTCAAGAATTGGCATAACAGTATGATTATAAAATAATACTTGGTTAGCTGCAATATTCGCATTATTACCAGACTTTAAAAGAACATATGGAACACCAAGAGCTTTTGCTATATCTTGCTGAACTCTTTCTACAGAGGCTTCAAAGTCTAGTTCAGAAAATTTAATCTGACCAAAAGGACTTAATTGAAGACCTCCATCTAAAATAGCAGGATTTCTAGCCCCACCATATATAGTAGAGTAGCTCTGTCTCCACTGTTCTAAAAGTCTATCTTTAACTTTTGGGCTTAAAACAGAATCAGTCTGTAAAACAATACCTGGAATACCATTATTCTTGAAGAACTGACGCTGGAAGTTAATTAAATAATAATAAAGTTCAATTAATCTTTTAATAGATTTTAGCTTTGGGGCACCTCGGTAGATACTATCTTCATTATCATTTTTAATATGAATAATCTCATCGGTATCAAATTTTAAAGCAGATTCTTGTCTAGTTGTTTGCTTACCGTACCCGTATACGCTAGAAGACTGAACATTTCTAACTAAGAAGTTAAAGTGTGAAATAAAAGTCTTTTCATCTGGGATAACTTCCATATCATTAGCAGGTAGTACATAAAGATTAGTACGATCATAATAAAAGAAAGCATTACCATCTAACATAAAATCTAAAAATGCTCTACGAAATAACTTAACTCTATCCTCAAAAGGATTAGGAGAACGATTCAAAAGTTTGTCTACTTTTTTTACTGCTCCACCACCTTCTACTATAATTGGAACTTCTATTAAAGCGTTTATGATAATATCAATAGTCCTATTAACAACTTCTACTTCGCGGTATGCTTGTTCAAAATCAAGAATAGTTTCTGGACTAGCATAAGGCTCTGCAGCTGCCAAAGAGGGTTGAGCAGGGTTAAGTTTTTCTGATATCCATCTTCTCCAACCTGGAACTTCGTTAGCCATTTTTCTCCCTTTGAACATTCAACCAGTTTATAATTTTATTTGATAAATGATTACTATATCTTTGTCCGTATAAATTGTGCAATCTTTCATGGTGTTGTTTGCAGAGAGTATAAAGATTATCATTACTTAATCGTTGAAACTCATCTTTATAAAACTTAACTCTTAGATCTTTAATAGAATCTACAGAACTAATTTCTTCTATGTTTTCCTTGATACACCAGTCATTAAACAATTGAGATATAGAATAAATATGATGAAGTTCTAAATTATTTTTTTCTTTACAAATAAAACACTCATCACGTAACTTGTAGTCTTTTTTAATATAATCCCTTATGTACTTAATAGGAATTCTTTTTAAATCTGCCATTAGAATAACTTTACCAAATACTAAACTTTGTGTCCAATCTTTAATTTTCAGAAGCTAAGAAAGGGGAACGAAAATCCTGAATTACTTTCCATCTTTTACTAAAATGATCAGGATGCTTGTTCAATCCTACTTTTCCCTCCTCTAATAATGAAACTTCAGTTTTAATTATTTTGGGTCGGGTTTTGTAGTAATCACTCATAGATAAAGATACTTGTATGTCATCTCCTCTATCCTTTGTACCCCAAGGCTCTAAGTAATCTTTCCATATAGTTTTTAGATGGGGGATAGATACAGATAAACAGGCTCCTACTGCAATGTCTGATTCAGTATCAATGCACCACTCACTTGACAAGTCTTCATAACGAGAAACCTTGTTTATTCCTGACCTTCCATAAATGGATACAAGTCTATCAGGAGTTTTTCTTATCTCTGTTACCAGTTTCATTATACAGTGAAAGCTTGGATTTATATCATCATCTAAAATAATAGCATATTTATAATCTAAGTCTTTAGCAAACTTCCAACGCTCAATACACCACCCATTTTTTTCTTTATTTACTACTCCAGCACCTTTAATTTGATGTAGCCTATAAGAGGGATTATTATTGATGATATAAATTGGTAATTTACCTTTAAATTTTTCTACTAAATAATAGATGTTACCAAGTCTTTTATAATTTAAGATTATTAAAACAGTATCTTTAAGCATAAATAGATGCCGAAGTCTTTACATAAGTATAAATGCCGTACCTAGCGGCATCAGAAGCATGAGAATTATCATCATGAATTGTTTTTGGGTTTTCTGTTTTAGGATTCCATTTATAATTAGCCATTGATGTAAAAGTTTGAAAACCAGTTTCAGAATCAAAAACTAAACGATCATGGTCTATAAGAGCACCTAAATAATTTATACCGTCTTTTACAGACTTTATTGCATTCTCACAAAAAATATCATAGTCATAAGCAAAATCAGCTTTAAGTTGTTGAGCAGCAGAGTCTATGTAAATCATTTCTACTTCCCACTTTTCTTCTAGTTCTTTAATATTTTCTGCAAGTTCTGAGGTTGTTACCTCTCCAGAAATATATTCATCTATAACATAAAAATATTCACCGTCCGTGGCTATCACAATAAAAGCATTTAAATCACGATAGCCCACATCAAGTCCTGCAATAACTTCAAAACGATTAAGATTTTCTTTTACCCAAGTTAAGTCTTGCAGATGACGACTTTCATCTAAATTATAGACCTGCATTTCTGTAGTAGTCCAATCACACTCATACTCTTGAGCAAACATCTTATTAGAAATAGAATGACGAGCTTCTTCGATATCTTTTGTACTTAAGAGAGGATTAGATCTCCACGTAAATAATCCTGACCCCCAGTCGTCAAACTCTGGATCTTGGCCACGAAGATAGTAAGAGTAAAGATAATTTGTTTTACCACGGGGAGTAGATATAAAGAGTGCCCTAGAATCGGGGTAGGTAGAAAGAGCAGGACGTAGATCACGAGTAAAATACTCATCATCAGGGATGATTGCCGCCTCGTCTACAATTATAAGATGAGCAGCACGCCCCACAAGTGAGTCTCTGTTGTTAGCTGATAAGAGGCGAAAGGTAGAACCATTGATAAGTTTAACAACTTTATCTTTTTGGTTGAATCTTTCCACTTCCAGTTGTAAATTTCTGATGATATCTGTGACATAATCCCAAATAATTGATGATAGAGTAAAGTTAGGAGCTACTACCATCACTTGTTTCCCAGGTTCTAAAAGTTTAGCAAACGCTAAAATACCAGCAGACAGAGACTTACCAGTTCTTCTTGCAGATATATGAGTCCAGAAACGATGGTTTTCTAGTCCTTCAACCATCCCCCATTGAGACTCATTAAACTGTATTCCGTTATGTTCTCCTACAACAATTTTATCAAGTAACCTTTCTACAGGGACTTTAAAATATTTATCCATTTACCCTCATTTCAAATAATTAGCTAAAGCTATACCAAGTCCTGCAACAGCACCAGCTACAGAGCCTACCCAGATTAGAGTTTTTAGGCTTATACGACCAGAAGTTGCCATAATTTTCAGTTCATTGATTTCTTTGTGCATTTCTGAGATAGTTTTTGACATAGCTTCCATGTTCTTTAACAGCTGTTCATACCTCTCTTGACACACAGCTTCATGTCTAGAAAACTCTAGCTTAGATTGTTGTGTACGTTCATGTAGGGTGTCAATATTTTCATTAATGTCCATTGTTCTACTCCGCATACTCTACCATATTAGAGTACCAAATAGCAATAGTGTAGCGGTTACCTGCTTCTATAGGTAGGACTTGATGAGTGTGTTCAAGACCGGCTTTAAACCCTACGAACATGCCTTTCTTTGGTTTTACTCTGTAGTTTAGATTTACAAAATATATATCGCCACCTTTAAATGAATCATTAAGATAAAATATACCAGAATATGATCTAAATCTAGTGGGATGCTTTGTTTTTTTAATTTCTTCGTCTACATCTGGTTGCCAACAATTATCAGCATGGGGAGACATATCTTGCCCCTGTCTCCAGATTGTAAGCTCTGTGTTTTCTGGAAAACAATGATCTTGATAAAAGGTGTTTATCTCACGTTGTCCTAAAAACCTAGAATAGTTTAGTACCGATGAAACAGTAGTATAAGGAGTTTCAGTTGCTCCACGTATATTTTTATAAGCTACTGTCCTATCTTTAAACGCCTCAATTCTTTGAAAAGGATTCACAAAAGCTTGAGGATATTTTTCACAAAACTTTGATAGAAAATCACAACTTTCTTCTGGAAGTGCATTCTCTACTACTACAAGGTCATTCATCTGGTCGTTTTATTCCCGGAATGACTTCTTCTTCGTCTATAACCAGCTCTTCTCTAGCTTCCTCTTCTCGTCTAGCATTTAAGTCTTCAATAAAATCAGACCTTGATTGGTCAAAAAGAAATACGCCTAAAAGTGATATTTCATATCTTTGTTTATCTGCGGTTATAAAGTACCGCATTGGATGATCATCTACATAACCATCTTCTACCAAGTTTGTTAATTTGTGGAATCTTAGTTGTCCCGGTAACTTATACCGGACTGAATATGTTTTCATTCTTACCCTCTTAATTAAGTTTTAATAATAAATTTCACTGCCACACCTGGATGAGTAACCGTTAGTGCTGGCACTGAATGAGTGTGTCCGTTAACTGTAAGAGAGGGGATAGTTAGTGCTGGAACACTTAATCCTGGGATTGATAACCCAGGAACTGAGTGAGTGTGCGAGTTAACTGTCATAGCTGGAATTGATAGTGCAGGAACAGTATGAGTATGTGAGTTAACTGTTAGAGACGGAATTGAGTGTGCGTGTGCATTAACTGTTAATGCAGGAATAGCATGAGTATGGTTTCCTACGTTAGCTACTGCTGTAACAGCTGCAATGGCTCCTGTAACGTCTTTATCTGTAGTTGAGTTAGTATTAGCTGTAGTTACAGTATGTCCGTGTGAACCGCCTGACCCTGTATTAGAGGCAACAGTTGTTGCACCTGCGTTTCCAGTATTGGCAGCAACTGTGGAAGCTCCTGAACCTCCAGAAGTTCCTGATCCTGTATTATAGGTAGAAGCTGGAATACTTGGAGCGGTACCGCCCGATGTTGCGGTGCCAGTAGTACCAGTACCTGTTGTGCCGCTGCCTGTATTATTGGCTACAGTTGAAGCCCCACTTGATCCTGATGTTCCGGTTCCAGTGGAGTTCTGACCACTTGCATTAACTTCTCCAGCTGTCTTAGAACCAAGAGTAAAGGTTGAAGCACCATATGGAGCGCGATCTCTAAAGTCAGGAACGTTGAAGGTCGTAGACCCGTCGCCTGCGCCGTATGTAGTACCAATTACACCAAAAAGTGCTGAATAGGTGCTACGAGAAATAGCCGCACCTTCACAGAGATAATAACCTCCAGGTGCAGCGGCTGCACCATACATGATGATAGAACCTGTAGGATTCAAAATTGATGAATCATTAGCGTGTATACCATCAACAGTATCAGCATCTAGACCAGAGCCAGAGCCATCGTTACCAGCGTGCCAGACGCGATAGTAGTTCGCGCCCATCGACCACCCACCAACAGCAAAGTCATTAATGTCGCCCTTCAGTCCAAAGTATGCCGCAAAGTCACTGCCTACATGGAATTGCATGAATGCGTCTGCACCCGCTGTCCCATTGATCACCTCTAGGGTTGCTTGATCGCCACTTCCAGTTTCAAGAACGTCATTACAATAAAAACTAATTTCAACTCCGGTATTTGTAACCGCATCATCTGCATCGCTACGTAGGAAACTTGCTGATGAGATACCGTCTAATAAATCAGCATCAAGACCAGAGCCAGCGCCGTCTACAGTTTTAATAGCCGTAAGTATCTCGCTGGCAGTTTGATCCGCTGTAGCACCAGATTCTATACCGTCTAACTTAGTACCGTCCGTAGCAATATCACGACCGTCTACTGTACCGGTTACTGCAATATTACCAGTGATAGTAACACCAGCAGTATCGGTTTCAAACTTCTTTGAATTATCATAGAAAAGGTTAACCGTACCATTACTAACAAATTGAGCCTTAAACTCTGTACCTGCTGCATTAAGAATATTAACATTGCCATCGGCTAGTAAATTTAAGTTACCTGTTCCCACATCTTTAATATAACTATTTGATCCATCATGGTAAATCTCTAAATCGCTATCAGTACCAAATTTAGCCTTGACGCTATCATTATATAAGGCATCACCTGTCATCGTGCCACCAGCAGTAGCTAGTTTGCCGTCTAACTGTGTTTGAATATTACTTGTGACACCATCTGTGTAATTGAGTTCAGTGGCTGTTGATGTTACAGCAGTTCCACCAATTTTTAAAGTAGTCGCATCTACAGTAGAAGAAACAACTTCCCCACCAATATTTACGTTACCTGTAGAAGTTCCATTACCGACTGTAACAGTGGCATTAGAGGCTACTTCAAACTTGTTTGTGGCGTCTATACCAAGACCACCTAGAAATTTATCTACACGGGTTACCATTATTTCTTAACCTTCCTTCTTGGCGATGCGCCTGTGGCTACATTTACAGGGGTACCAGTTCCTTGTCCTTTTTTACCTGCTCCAGCTTTTCTTTGTGCTGCTTGTTTACGACGAACAAAAGAAGCAATTCCAGATTTTCCTAATTTTTTGGCTTTTTCTCGTGACAGACAGGCTGCATAAGGATCACCTTTTGCTCCCTCTCCACATTTTCCAATGCGTTTTCCTTGAGAGTTATACCGATCCCATCCACCGCCTCCAACGCCGCCGGTTTTACCAGTACCAAACCATGCTTTGAGTCCTCCACGAGGTTTTGCCATTTAGCTCTCCAATGATGATTTTATCTTAGAAATGAATACTGATTTAGCCGCCTCTAGTTGTTCATATTGCATTTTTAAATTAGACTGTTTTATACCAATATCTCTAAGTTGAGTAATATATTTAACTTGGTCTTCATTAAAATTTGTTAAATCATATTCCTTATCATCTATAAAAATTTTATTTTGGTTTTCTTGTTCCATTATTCCCCTCAATATTTTCTTTTTGGATTTCTAATCACTTGATTTTTAAATGGTGTTTTTGATGCACACCACTCATCATACCCCATATATCCTGGCTTTTTACCAGAGGGTTTGGTGACCATTCTACCGAGGGGAGTGTAGAATTCACACCAGTCTTGTTTTTCTTTGTAACGACGATCAGAAGATGCCTGTTCCCAAGCACCCCCTGATCTAGACTTTTTATCACGATAGCGATAACGAAGTGTCGCCATTACTTTTTCTTCTTTTTAGCTAAAATCGCTTTCTGAAGTGCAGGAGGCAGCTTCTTTTGAGCAGCAGTTAAACCACCGTTACCATTTGCTTTCTTCTTACCATTTTTCATAGGCTTCTTTTTACCATAATGTCCGGGCATAGTTATTTCTTCCTTTTTGTAGTAGAAGTACGGTATTTACCGCCACGTTTTTTATATTCACGCACTAACCAACCATTAGCGTATGCAGAAGGGTAAACAGCAAACTTACGTTTGGCTTCTGCCTTAACTCGATTGTATAGCGCTTTGTTGGTTGGAATTGCTTTTTGTGCCATAATCTTTATACTTTACCTTATATTTTAGTAGGAGTCAAATCAAAATTTACGAAATTGTTCTAAGCTCTAAATCTAAGCCAGAGGCAAGAGAAGCGTCTTTAAATTGAACATTTGCTCCAGAAGCTCCAAGAACATACTCTGTGGGTCGTTGAGATACTCCGTTAATACTTACGAAAACATTATTTACACTAGAAACTGTTATTCCAATTGCATATGAGTTATAGGTTCCTGTTGTATGCTCTGTACTAGTAACCGTTGCAAATCCACCACCACTTGATCCTGCAGAAACAATACCTGCAGCAAGTTGAGCAGCGTTTGAAGATCGAGTGGATTCTACTGCATAGTAAGCACTTGACTGACCATCTAGTAAGTCAGCGTCTAGACCAGATCCAGCCCCATCCACTGTTTTGATTTTAGTTAGAACATCAGCTGCTGTATAACTTGCTGAGGCAAGTTTAGCATCTAAAGCTGTTTGTAATCCATCTATGTTACTGATAATGTGATTATGACTATCATCAGCAACTGTGACAGTAATGCTAGTTGTACCAGATCCACTTACATCACCACTGAGAGTGATAGTTTGGTTACCAGTTAAGTAAGAACCAGACGCTTGTTTACCATCTAACTGTGTTTGGATAGCAGAAGTTACACCATCTAAGTATCCTAACTCTGTAGAGGTTACTGCTGATACAGCTACTTTACCAGAACCGTCAGATACAATAGCTCTAGACGCGGTTAAATCTGAAGTAGTAATTGATGATACCGCACCAGCAACATTCGCTGCTCGACGAGACTCTACTGCTGTAATATTAGTAGCAT